CATGGATAACACTTTTAGGCTGGCCGTGGACAAGTACGGCGAACTGGCCGAGCAGCTACAGCACTATATGGTACTGAGCGAACTGGAAGCGGATATGGAAAACGTGGAAGCCGCCCAGCTTCGCTATGGTATGCTGCTGGACCTTTACGGGCAAGTAGACAGCGCGGTAAATACCATCGCGGACCTGGGGCAGCAGCTTAGCGAGTACCGGGAAGTCGAAAGCGCCGGCCTGCTGCTTACCGAAACAGAAAAGCGGGCCGCAAGACTTACGAACCTAAAGGACTTATCCACAGAGTTATTAACATATACACAGCGCATTGACGCGGCACGCGAATACCTGGACACGGTAAAGGACCTGGACGTAGCCGCTTCGAATATGCAGTACGTCGAGAGAACAACGGAGAAGCTGGAAGCCCTAAAGACGCTTCGCGGGGCCTACACTACAGCCGATACCGAAAGAAAACGCCTTACCGAGGACCTGGAAGCCTTAAAGGGTACCCAGGAAGCCGCGGAACTCTTTAGAGTGGTAGACGACAAGCTGGTAAGGCTGAACAGCCTAAAGGCCCTTAGCGACGAGGTACAAAGTAAAACGGGCCTGGCGGAAAGCTACAAGGACGACGTAAGGAAGGCCGGGGAAGCATACCTGGCAGCCGAAAACGAACTGGCCGCAGCGTGGGAAGCAGCCGGCGGGACCTGCCCGTTATGTAATCAACCGGTAAGCAGCGACCACGCGCATTAGAAAGGGGGCGCGGGCCATGAATAACACGTACGGAACGCTAGAAGATGGTAGGGTACAGATTTTACTAACCAGGAAGAACGGGAACCCGCAGGAAGCCGTCGTAATCGACGCCGAGGACCTGCCTAGACTGCTGGCCTTTAAGGGTCACTTCTACCCGTTTACCCACCAAAAGACAGGCAAGATATACGCCAGGGGGTACTACAAGGACCCCGAAACCGGAAAGGTGCAGCAGCCATTATTACATAGGCTAATCGCGGACCCTTCCAAGGGACAGAATACGGCGCACGTAAACGGTAATACCCTGGACTGTACCCGCGAGAACCTGCGGAACTTGTCCATAGGTAAGAATATCGAGGACGTGCTAAGGGAAGAAAAGACCTTTACGGACGGCCTTAAAGAGGTTAAGCGCAGCGGGGATATCGCAGCAGAAAAGGAACTGGAAGAACTGGCGACGGTGGACCCGGATACGCTTAACGATAAGCTGGACAAACTTAAGGACCAGGGCCGGGTAGAAAAGGGCGTAAGCTTCCACAAGCTAAAACGACGCTGGGAAGTAAGCGCCTTCCACAAGGGCAAGCGGCACCGGCTGGGGTACTGGCCGCCGGAAGAACTTAGGAAGGCAAACGAAGCGGTACTATTCTTTAGGCGAGAGGGTCCCAGGGCCTTTAATGCCGCCTACGAAAGGGGGTAAGTAAATGGACGACAAGACCTTAAAGGAACTTAGGGAAAAGGTGGACGCTGCCGAAACGCTGAAAAAGAAAATGGAAATGCTGGACGACGTGGTAGCCAGCTGTAACGCCGAGGTAGGTTTTTTAAGCGTGACGGTAAACTACAGGAATCAGAACGAAATCAGAATGGTAGACACGTTCCCGGCTAAAGAGTTATTCGAAGCATTTAAGGACGACATTAAGGCCGCGGCACTAAAGCATAAGGAACAGCTGGAAAAACAGTACACGAATCTAAAATAACGAAAGGGGTAACATGATGAAGAAAACAGTAACGGTAATTAAAACGAATAACCTAAAAGAGGGCCTGGCGCAGGCTGCTAGGGATATCTACGAACAGACAGGCGAGCGCTACAGCGTGGAAGAACTTCTTACAGCTATTACAGAACACGACGACGTAGAGGAAAGCGTAGACGAGGGCCGCGAAGCCGTGGGTATTGCCGGGGCATACGCGAAGGCGCATATTAGGGCCTGCGATAACTTCATGGACCACCTAAGAAGCTGCGAAGCGTGCAGGGGCGACAAGGTAAGACGCGACCACGTGCTAAGAATGAGAGGAGCGGCCCATGACTTAGAAAGAGCGCTAGAAGCTTTCGTATACGCCGAAGTAGCGCTGGAAAACTATATTACGATGGTTAAGAAGGGGGTAAACTAAATGGATATTAAGAACCGTATCGAAATCGCGAAAATGAACCTTAAGAAGGCCGAGAACCAAAAGACGATTAAGGAAACCCAGCTGGCAGCTGCCGAAAAGCAGCGCGACGAAGTGGTAAAAAAGATGGCAAAAGAAGGGGTAACCCCGGAAACCGTGGGCCAGGAAGTAGAGAAGCTGGAAAGCGAAATCACGGAGAACCTAACGAAAATCGAAAACTTACTACCGAGAGTATAAGGGGATATCGTCATGGGACTACAGGACCTTTTTAACAAGGGGCCAGGAAACGGCCTAGACAGGCCCACAGTCGCGAGCAGCACCCCCAGCCATACCGCAGGTACCTACCATATCAACAAAGCGAAAATGGACGTACAGACGGCCGCCAGGAAGGTAGCCGCGAAAGAGGGGCAGCGCGACCTACTGCTTAAGCAAAGGGCCGAAGCTGAAAAGAGGGGCGAAGCTGCCGAAAGACAGCTGGACGTATTCGATAAGGTGCTTATCCTTCTACAGCTTACCAGCGACTACGCTAGGCAGCAGATTAAGGGGCGGATAGAGGAACTGGTAAGCCAGGCCCTTAACATCGTATACGGCGGCAGCCATACCTTTACCATCGACCTGGTGGTACGCAGCAATAGGCCGGAAGCCGACTACTGGCTTAACGAAAATGGGGTAGTAACCCAGCTGGTTAAGCCGGACTACGATAACGGCGGCGGGAAGATTGACGTAATCAGTCTTACCCTTCGCCTGGCCGTGGACGAACTGGTAGGCGACCAGGGGCCGTTATTCCTGGACGAAGTAGGTAAACACGTGGACGGCGAAGCAGCGGTTAACCTGGCCTACTTCCTTAAGCAGTACGCCGAGAAATTCGACAGACAGATAACCCTTATAACCCATAACACGACACTAGGCGAGATAGGCGACGTAAGCTACAGGGTTACGAAGGTAAATAACGAAGCCGTGATTAAGGGGGTAGAGGTATGAAGGAAGTAAAAGACGGACACCTGGAACCCTTTAAGCTTATGCCGGCAGAGCCTGGAAAGTGCCAGGTATGCGCTGAGGAACATGACCCGTCGCAGCCGCATAACAAGCGAAGCCTATTTTATCAGTACGCCTTCTTTAACGAGTACGGACGCTGGCCTACGTGGGCGGACGCCATGGAACACTGCGACGACGAGGTAAAGCAGGTATGGAAAGAAGCACTTAAAGAAATGGGGGTGGCCTTAATTGATTAGACTACTATATACCGGGGACTGGCACATAAGAGGGACGAACCCCAGGAACCGACTAGACGACTACAAAACAGCGCTTAAAGAAAAGCTGCGCGAGATATTCGAACTGGCGAAGAAGTGGGAAGCCAAGGCTATTATAGCCCCTGGCGACATATTCGACAGGCCCGAGGTAACCATAAGCGTACTGCTGGAATTCGTGATGGTCCTTAGAGAAGCACCGGTAACCATCTACACGACACCGGGGAACCATGACCTTTACGGGTACAACGTGGAAACCTTCCACCGAAGCAGCCTTAAACTGCTGGAAATGCTGGTACCGAAACTACAGGTAATCACAGACCCCACAGAGGTAGTAACCTTCGACGGCAGCACAGCCCTAAGCTTTACGCCCTACAGCGGTAAAATGGACCTTAACGGGTACGGGTATAGCCCCGAATACGAAGGGCTGGGCGATATGTATAAGATTCACGTAGCCCATGGTATGCTGCTGGACCATACGCCGCCCTTCGACAAGTTTACCTATATCCAGGACGTACAGACCAGGGCGGATATGGTACTTACCGGCCACGACCATACAGGCTACGGCGTCTATAACCGAAAAGACGGTAAAGTATTCTGTAACCCAGGCGCCCTTACCAGGTTGGCGGCTTCGGTAAAGGAAATGCAGCGCCAGGTACAGGTAGGCCTTATCACGGTAGACGGAAAAGAATCGAAGGTAGAACTTATCGCACTTAAGACAGCGAAGCCCGGCGAAGAAGTCCTGGACCGCAGCAGGATAGAAGCCGAGAAAGAAAGGCAGTACGCCATGGATACCTTTAGCGCACTTATGAAGGCAAAGACCGGCGACGCGGTGCTTATGGACGTTAACCAAATCGTCGAAACCATCGCCAAGCAGCAGGAAACGGCGCCGCATATCGTAAAGGCAGCTATCGAACTTATCGACGAGCAAAGGGCCGCACTATGAAGGGGGTAAACGTCAAGCTAATGGTATGGACCTGCGGCAACTGCGGACACGAAGAACCGATACCTAAAGACGGCAGCGTAGGCGGCCTGGTATTCGAGAAGTACAGCAGGTTCACAAGTAAGCTAGGCTGCCCCGCCTGCGGCAGCTACACCTTACAGCAGGCTACAGACGGCAGCTTTACGGTGGGCCACTTCCTAATCGTAAAGACGAAAAACAGGATACAAGGAAAGGGGTAGAATTATGGAAAACGTGAAAATGGAACTTGAAAAAATGGTAGAAGCATACGGGGCCGACGAGGTAAGAAAGGCCATCGAAAACCTTACGGGAAGGGTAAGCAAGCCTGTACCGGCCGAGCATATCCCGGTACTTAGCCCTAAGAGAATCGAGGACACGGTAGCGCAGCTGGACAGCGCGGTAAGCGAAGTCCTGGCAGCAGGCGACGCCCTGGACGCTGCTTACAAGAACCGCGGGGAACTGCTTAGCAGAAAAGCCCAGCTGGAAGGCGAAATTAAGCTGGAAGAAGCCCAGGCCATTATGGAGATTAGGGGCGAAGCTAGAAGCCAGTACATTATGGTAGGCGACGAAAAGATACTACTGACTAACGACACGGCCAGGGACGCTTACCGAAGAACGGCAAGCAAGACCCAGCGCGAAGAACTGGCGGGCGTGGAAGCGCAGCTGGCGAAGCTTGACGCTGAAATCGAGCAGGCAAAGGAAAAGCGTAATACGGTAAAGGAAGCTAACAACAGTATCAGAGCCAAGGGACACGTACAGGCTGCCTTACTGAATTACCTAAGGTAGGCCGCCTATGAAGAACAAAAGCATAACGCCGCACAGCTTAAGCAGCCGGGACCTGCAAAGGGAACGGCAGCGGCGCGGCGAGGACTTCCAGGCGGAAATACGTAGAAGCTGGCGGCTAGTACCTAACTGCTGGCGTATGCGGATAGCCGACGGACGGGGCGGAAGCCGACCGGCCGACGAAATCACACTACTAGAAGAAATAAACGTACTGGCGGAACTAAAGAGGACCCAGGGCAGCAGCTTTAAGCTGAACATGCTAAGACCGAACCAAATACAGGGGCTTATCGACTTCGACGAAGTGATAAGCAGGAACTACGGGCTAGTATTCGTAAGCTTCCTGGACGAAAAAAAGGACCTGGACGAAGCCTACGCTTTTCGGCTTATTACAGCCCTTAAGCATATGAAGAAGAAAGGCGCTGTTAACGTCAAGCTGGAAGAACTACGAAAGGGAAAGCTTCCAGCTGTACGGCTTCCTCTTTTGGACTGGGCAGAACGTACTTACGACCTAAAGGGGGTAGTCGAGTGCTACAAATCACTTTAAAAAACAATATTCGAATACGTGGGGCGAGTACGCCGCTTAGGGCAGAGGTAACGAAGGCCCTTACGGTGGATAACCCCGAAGCCGCAAGGCGAAAAAAACAGGGGCGGACGACCTGGGGCGTAGAAGAAAAGCTTAAGCTTTACCTTTACGACCGTGGCGACCTAATCGTACCCAGGGGCTTTTTAAAGGACCTGGAAGCGATTCTAAAGGCCCAGGAGGTAAACCCGGCCAAGGTTATTACCGTCGTACAGAACGAAGGGCCGCCGGTGGACTTCGGGCCATGGAACGAGGACTACAAGCTTAAGAAGGACCAGGCGCCTATGGTTAAGGCCCTGGTAACAGAGAACGGCGTAGGGGTAGCACCTGCCGGCAGCGGTAAAACGATTATGGGTATGCGCTATATCTACGAGGTAGGAAGGCCTACCCTATGGCTTACCCACACGAAAGACCTTATGTACCAAAGTAAAGAGCGAGCCGAAGCCACGCTTAAAGGCGTAGGCCAGGTAGGGCTACTAGGCGACGGTAAAACCGAATGGGGAAGCGGTAAGCTGATTATCGCGACCGTGCAGACCATACAGCAGAACCCGCAGCTTATCGAAGCCCTGGACCAGTTTATAGGCGTCGTCATTATCGACGAAGCCCACCACTTCCCAGCGCCGCAGTTTATCGACGTGGCGGCAAAGTTTAGCGCGGCCCGTGTCCTGGGACTTACGGCGACGCCCGACAGAAAAGACCAGCTACAAATCTATATGTATATGGGAATCGGACCAAAGCTTTACGAGATTAGCAGGGACGGGCTGTACGACAGCGGGCGCCTGGTTAAGCCGGAACTTCGCTTTATCTATACGAAATTCGACTACGAGCAGGCCAGCGACAGGCAGGGCAGCAACGTAGACGCCGGCGGCGAGGACCTGGACTACGTGGACCTTATGAACACGCTTATAAACGATGAGGACAGGGCGCAGCTTTTGGCCCATCATATCCTAGACGCTGCACCCCTGGGGGCTAGTATTGTAATCGCGGAGAGCGTAAGGTACTGCTTTACCCTTAGGGACGCCGTAGCAGCCCTGGCAAAGCGTAAATGGGGCGTCGTACCGCGCCAGGCGGTCGTACACGGGGGCTTAAGCCGTTACAGCTGGAAGGTGGCGGGCAACGAAACCCAGGCCCAGGCCATGGTAAGAGCAGGCGAAGCCCTGGTATACAAGTACGATAAGCGAGCAAGACGCTTTAAGGTAAAGGTACCGCAGTATACCGAAGCCGAGTTTAACGACTGGCAGGTAACGAATAAGCAGCGTAAGGCAATCCTGGACGACGTACGAGAAGGCCGCGTAGATATCCTATACGCTACGCAGCTGGCCCGTGAAGGCCTGGATATTAGCCACTTAACCGTAGGGCATATGGCGACGCCTAAACGGGGCGACACCGGCAACAGCCGAAGCGGTGCGGCGGTCGAGCAGGAAATAGGCCGAATCATGCGCCCGGACCCTGGAAACCCGGATAAAAGGGCAGTATGGTACGACTACGTGGACTATGAGGTAGGCGTACTTAAGTCGCAATACCACAGCCGTAGAAAGACCTATAGGCGCCTGGACCTTATCGTACCGAACAAACCACCGAGAAGCGCCGAAGCTGACCTTATCGACAGCTTCCTAGGGGGTAGTATTATCTAACGAAAGGGGGTTTAAAACGTGAAGGTACTGTACTGTAACAAGGAACTGATTAAGTACCATATGGCCGAAGCCCTGGTAATGGCCGGCCTTCCTATGAGTACGACGACCGAATACCTGGACACGGATATACGGGCCGTGGAAGCCCTTCTTATGGGCTGCAGGGAAGAAGCCCTGGCGAATATCTTTATGAAGAATGAAGCCGAGGAAGAAGCCTTTACCAAGCGGTTACACGCCCATATGCGAAGGGGCCATACACTAGGCCAGGCAGCGCCGAGCAGCGGACACGACAGCTTTTTAAAGGGTATCGTCGTCACAGCTGTAATATCGGCGCCAGCTTACCAGTGGCCGCAGATACAGCGCTACCACTTCCTGGACATTGTAAACAGCCAGTCGAAAATGCACAGACTTACGAAAATGGATATTAGAAGCCAGTGTAACGAGGAAGTAAGCGCCCTGCTTATAGATATGCTTAATGCCATGATTGACGACTATAACCAGGTACAGGGGCAGGTAGAAGCGATTAACCAGTGGCGGGTAGACAGCCCGGAAGCTGCCAGGGAAAAGCAGGACGCCCTAAAGGCGGCGAACGCAAAGGCCCATAAAATCTTTAGGGCTATCCTAAACAATACGCCGCACGGCCTTAGGCTTGCAGCGGGTATTACGACGAACTACCTACAGCTTAAGACCATGAAGCAGCAGCGCAGGGGTCACAGGCTGGAAGAATGGTACCACGACTTCGTAGACTGGGTAGACGACCTACCGTACTTTTTAGAATTCACGGAAAAAACAGGTATAAAAAAGAGCCGGTAAGAATATACTAATAAGCTATTGACTTGTAGGATAACGACCATTATAATAGAAAATAGGTGCAAATAAACGAAAATTAGCGAAGTTAGTACACAGAAAAGAAAGGGGGCGCGAGCATGGAAGCAGCTAAGGAAAGACTTACGGCGCTGGAACGGGACCTAATGAAGTACCCGGCCGTATTGACACCGGACCAGGTGGCCGATATCCTGGGCGTGAGCCGCAGGACTGCCGACGATTATATCAAGGCTGGGGTTATCGAATCCTTCGTACTGGACCCGAGCAGGGAAAGAAAGCAGTACCGCGTAACAAAGGCCGCACTTATGGCCTATATGACAAACTCAAACCAATAATAGGAAGGGGTAATTAAAAATGACGAAAGAAAACGTACAGAACACAGCAGCAGAGGACGTAAAGGGCGCAGGAACAGCAGGCACGGAAGAAGTGGCACAGAACGCAATCGCAAAGACCCAGGAAAACGCAGTAGCCAAGGCAGGCGGCGGGGCGTACATTACGGGGCTTTTGCAGAGTATTAAAAACGACTTTATCGAAGCAAACGACGGCCTGGATATGGACTTTGTATATACGGGGTCCTGGCTTGTAACCAATAAAAAGGGCAACTTCGTAGAGAAGGACGACGAAACGGTAACCTACGGGGATACCATCGACGTAGTAGTAGGCCAAGGCGAAAAGCGATGGTCTTTATGGGGACTCAAGGATAGCCCCGAGGACGGCCAGCTTATCGTAGCTTGTAAAGAGAAGGTAGACGCCGAAGAACAGCTGGAAGCATGGCTGGACGAGAACCCGGACGCTAGAAGCCGCTACAGCGTAAACGACCTGGACCTTAGATACATGGCCTACGTCGTACCAGTAAGCACGCTGGGACCCGACGACTTCCCGAATATCTACCTTATGAGTTTCGCACCGACGGCGACCATCGCCTGGGGTAAGTACGCTATGAGCGTCTACCAGGGCAAGTACAAGGCCCAGGGAATCAAGGCACGTACAGGGGTTAACAAAGTGGTAACGAGAATTGCGACAGAGGAACAGCAAAGCAGAAACGATAAAAGTATTAGCTGGCTGGCCCTTAAATTCGAAGCTGTAGGAATGTTTAACCCGAGTGACTACGGTATCGAGGAAGAAACCGTAGTAGTCGAGTAATCAAACTAAGAGAAGGGGGCTTCGAAATATGCCCGCAAAGGAACCAAAGATAGACGACTTTAAATACGTGGACGTATGGTATTCCGACGATAAAGGCAAAAGCAGCCCCTGGCAGCGTATCGAGGTAGGAAACTTACCGAAATTCCAGCAAGAAGAAGCTTTTAACTTTAACTGCTTCGCGACCGTCCAGCGCTTCGCTAATAAGTCGAGGGAAAAAGAGGAAGCTTTCGTAGCGCCCCTTTTCTTTGACTTAGACTATAAAGAGGACCCAGCGGTAGCGCAGGCGGAAGCGGTTAAAATCGTGGACTTCTTTACCAAGGAACTAGACGTAAAGCCTACGGATATATGGGTATATTTTAGCGGTAGTAAAGGCTTCCATATACTCGTAAGCAGCCAGGCGATAGGCATACAGCCACGTAATGACCTACACAAGGTTTTCAAGCACATAGCAGGGTATCTTAAGTACCGGCTAGGAGAAACGACGACGAAAGAGGACGAAGTGGGTAAAAAGGTAGAGGTAATCGAGCCGCTAAAGAGTATCGACCTGGTGGTATACACCAATAGCCGTATGCTAAGGCTTCCGAATTCCGTACACCAGCATACCCGCCTTTTCAAAATAGAACTGACTTTAGAAGAACTTAAGACCCTAAGCCTTGACGATATTAAGGATAAGGCCCGTATGCCGCGTAGAAGCGACGACGGCCTTTTAGGGTCCGCAGCACGTAAGGCGGTTATGGGAATTAGAAAAGAAACCCAGGCGCTTTACCTGGACAAGCTGGAAGAATACGGACAGGCAGCGGCCACAGCGAATAAACGGTACGAAAAAGAAGAATTCCTTTTCGTAAAGGGTAAGCCGCCGGTATGCGTGGAAGATATCCTAAGCGGCGGCTGGAAGAAGGAAGGCGACCGTAACCAGGCCACGGTACAGCTGGCTTGTTATTTCAAGGCAGCGGGCCACCCACAGGCCGAAACGCTGGAAACCTTGGAAGAATGGGTTAAGAAGCACACGAGCGCGAAAAGCGGCTACCAGGTGCAGCAGCGCGTAGCCAATACCCGAAGCGTGGTAGAAGCGGTCTACAGCAAGGAAAACGAATATAAATTCGGCTGCGCCTTTATTCGCAGCCTGCACGGGGAAAAGACCCCAGGCAGCAAGGGATATGACCGGGTACCATGCGCCGGCGACTTATGCCCGGTACTAAAGCGAAACGCGGAACCCGACGAAGAAGCCGAGAGCCTGCACCTGGCGGCGACCGGTGACGCGGAACTTACCGGCAAGCTGGTGAAAACTAAGGTAATGATAGCCGGGAAGAAGCATACCCCGTACATCGTACCGAAGAAGATAGAATACAGCTGCTGGGGCCGTGACAAGTGTAAAAAGTACAGCTGCCCGCTGTATAATATCCCGACCGGTACAGCCTTTAAGGACCTGGGACCTACAAGCCGCGAACTTATCCAAATGACGGGGACCGGAGACGACAATATTAAGGGTATCCTTAGGGAACTAAGCGGGGTACCCAGCTGCGGAAAGTACGATACCGAGATAGTGGAAACTACAAATATCGACGAACTGCTGGTAATTCCGATGGCCGAGGTAGGCGCGGAGAACCAGGAAGAAGAAACCCACGAAGGTGGCTACGTCCTTAGACGGGTTTACAGCGTGGGCGGGCTGCCGATTAGCGAAAACAAGTATTACGAGATTAGCGGCTACGTGTTCCCGCACCCGAAGAACCAGGAAAGCACTATCTTAATCAAGCACGCCGAACCCTTGCAGGACGTGGTAGAGCGCTTCGAACTGACAGACGAGGTTAAAGAGGACCTGGCGGTATTCCAGCCAGCGGACTATACCCCGGAAGCCATCGCGGAGAAGATGGGGGCAATCCTTAACGACTTAACCTACAACGTGACCCACATAGTCGAGCGTGACGAAGTGCTGCTGGGCGCCCTTTTGGTCTACCATAGCGTCCTAAGGTTTAACGTACCATGGGATATGGAGGCTATAAGGGGCTGGACCGAATTAAAGATAGTAGGGGACACGGGTACCGGTAAAAGCCACCTGCTAGAAAAGCTTATGACCTTTACCGGCCTGGGTACCCGCGTAAACGCAGAGAGTACGAGCCGTACCGGACTAACCTACAAAATGGAACAGTCGGGCAGCGGCGGCGCCTGGTACATCGTATGGGGTGCCTGGCCCCTTGCAGACCGTGAACTGATATGGATTGACGAGGACACGGGCATTAAAAAGGACGAGTACGGGGAAATGACCCTGGCGCGAAGCGACGGAAAGCTGGAAGTAAAAAGGGCCGTTACAGCTGAAACCCCTTGTAGAGTAAGGGCGATTATGAGCGGTAACGTACCCAAGGGTAAGCGCCTGGCAGACTACGCCCAGGGCGTCGAAAGCCTTAAGGATGTCTTTAACAACGAGGATATAAGGCGCTTCGACTTCGGCGTATTCATGCGGGCCACAGACGTAGACGCGTCCCTGTATAACCAGCAGCTACCGACCTACCCGAATATGGTAAACGGCGAAACGCTTAAGAATAATATTCTTTTCGCCTGGTCCAGGGGACCCGAGGACGTTATCTTTACCGGCGACGCTATCGACAGGGTACTAGAAGCCGCTACGGACCTAAGTAAGGTTTACGGGAACGCTACAGACGTACCCCTGGTAAGCCCTTCGGACCAGCGGAACAAGATAGCCCGCCTAAGCGTCGCACTGGCAGCACTCACGAGAAGCGTAGACGAAACCGGCAGCCGTTTATTAGTATGGCCCGGTCACGTCGATTTTATATTTACGTATCTTAAGGGGCTGTATAACGCGCCCGGCTGCGGACTGAACTACTACGCTAGGCTTAGCGTGAAGGAAGAAGAACTAAACGAAGAAAAATTCGAGATTCTAACGAAGGAACTTAGGAAGCTGGACACGCTTAAGGGCGATAATAAGTATCTTGAATTTATTACATTATTCGCACAGCAAAAGTACCTAAGGCTGGGCGACGTGGAAGCCATGTTAAGTATCGAGAAGGACGAAGCGAAGGCCATCGTTAACCAGTGCGCTAGGCTGCGTATGCTGGTAATGACGAGCGGCGGGTACAGGAAAACCCCACGCTTTAACGCTTATATAGCGAAGTGCTTCGAAATGGGCCTATTCGACTACATGGACAACGATATTATCTAAGAAAGGGGCGACGCTATGAAACTTAGCAGCATGTTTCCAAATAGCAGGACGCTAGCCAATAAGACAGCACCGGCCCCCGTAAAGGAACGGCCGAAAGCTGAAAAGCTGGCGGACCTATTACCGAAGAACAAAAGAAAGCCAGGTACTTTTAACATTACCTGGCCCAAGTTTAGAACGCAGCAGCCAAAGGACTACAGGGTTATAACCACAGTAGACCAGCTGGAAGCGTATATAGATAAATGCGAAGCTACCGGACTGGGCGGCTTCGACTATGAAACAGCGGGCGACGAGAACCACAGGACCGAAAAGGACATAGAGGAAATGGTAGCGCTTGACCCGCATAAGTCGGAAATATGCGCTATGAGCCTATCGGCAGCAGCCGACGAAGCCCGGGCCATATTCATAAGCCACAAAACGGGCGGTAACCAATTCGAGCCGGGGCTAGAGAGAAACGAAGCCAGGAAAGTTTTAATGGACACCCTGGAAAGACGCTTCTTTACTAACCCTAAGATTATGAAAATCGCCGTTAACCTGGCCTTCGAAACGAAATATACAGCCAAGTACGGTAAGTATATCCTTATGCCGGTGGCGGACCCTTTTATGGCCTGGATACGTATTTTACAGCTGGTGGCGCCCCAAAAGATTAAAAGCCCGAAGCGGCCGTACACTGGAAAGGGCCTTAAGCCCATGACGTACGAATACTTCGGGGTACGTATGGGTAACTTCGAAGAAGTGCTTAAGAAGTACGACGCGGACTTTTTCGACGAGATACCAGCGGACAGCCAGGACGCCCTGGTATACTGCTGCGAGGACAGCGACTACGCCGTACAGCACTGGTTATACTGGGACGAGATAGCCCAGCAGATAGAGAACGAGAACGACGAGTACCCGACGTACAGCGACTGGCTTAAGGGTATAGAAATGCCCTTCGCCCGCGTTATCGGCCTTATGGAATACCACGGCATGTACTGGGACCAGCACCTAAGCGAGGTTAAGCGCCAGGAAGCCGAGATTATGCAGCAACAGGCCGCCGAGGATATCCAGCGTATCGCAAAGGAAACCCTGGGCCTTGACGTGAACCCGGGTAAGTCGGGAAAGACCAACGAGGTAAAAAGCGTCATATTCGACAGCATGAAAATACCGGCGTCGTCCTGGTCCGATAAGACCGGCGACCCGAGCCTGAACGCTAACGCGCTTATGGATATGATTTTTATGTTAGAGAACAAACTAAACAGCCTGGACGAAGAAAAGTACCTAGCGACGCCGCTACCCGAGGGCTGGGAAGATATCGACGTAGAAAACGACACCACGCTAGACCGCTACACGCGCCAGCGTATACGGATAGCGCAGCGGCCGCCGCACAAGTACCGCGACCAGGGTATCGAACTGCTTAACCTGCTGCAAAAGATACAAAAGTACAGCACGCTTTTAAGTAGCCATATCGTAGGCCGTGAGAAGTACCTACACGAGGTTACGAACCGGATACACGCCCAGTATACGCCGTGGACGGAAACCAGCAGACTAAACAGCAGCCGCCCTAAAAAGTTGGGGCCTACAGGGGCGACCCTGTACGGAAAAACCGCGTGAACCCAGGGGAAGCTAAGGGCCTATGGCCTACGCCAATCCTGGACCAAGCCAGCAGAACGCTATAAAAGTAAGCTGGAAGGCGCAACGACTAACGGCCGAGGAAGCGAACCGATAAGGCCGACACGAGCGCGCGGGTACTATAAAAACCTGTAATAACAAAACGTGCCGTTTTATGATATACTAACCCTAAGAAAGGGGAGATACCATGAAATGGAATGAAGAAAAAGAGCGGTTCCTAAAAGAGAACTACCTAGAGAAAGGCGCTAAATATTGCGCGGAGAAGCTGGGGGCTACAAATGCGGCCATACGACACAAAGCAAGCAGGCTAGGCCTTAAGCGGAAAGGTAAAGGCAGACCGGATAGAGTTGTAGAAGTTGGCGGCTATAAAGCCATATCACGTTATAACGACAGAAAGCGGATACACAGGTTAGTAATGGAGAAACACCTGGGGCGCGAACTGGAAGCTAACGAGATAGTACACCATAAGAACGACAACAAACACGATAACCGGCTGGAAAACCTAGAGGTAGTAACCAGGGGTGAACATATGCGCAAGCACCCAAAGGAACGCGACGAAAAGGGTAGGTTTATATAGTACATGATATAGTCTAACCTTACGGGAAACCGTAAGAACTACAGGATAAAGAGCCTGTAGGTTAATACATGAACGGCCAAAACGTCCCCCGTACCGATAACGACGAATTCGGTATACGGAACTTCTACAGGGCGCCCGACGGGAAGGTACTTTACCTTATCGACTATAGCGGCTTCGAGCTTCGGCTAATGGCCTGGAAGTCCGGCGACGAGGTAATGACAGACGCCTTTAAGCATGGGGGCGACCTGCACAGGAAAACCGCGTCGACGCTTACGGGTAAGCCGGAAAGTGAAATCACGAAGCACGAAAGAAGTAATGCAAAATCTGGAAACTTTGGTATTTCTTATGGTGGCACGGAATACGCCCTACAGGAGACCCTTAAGGGTTATGGTATTCGTATGAGCCTGGACGAGTGCCTGGAAATCGTAAAGGCGGTAAAAGCGACCTACCCAAGGATACCCGAGTACCAGCGCAGTATCGTAGTAGAAGCCAGGGAACAGGGCTACGTAGAAACTATCTACGGCTATAAAAGACTGCTGCCTAACATCAATTCGACAAGCGGCAAGGCTAGAAGCAGCGACGAGCGCAGGGCGTCAAATACGCCTATACAAGGGTCGGCAGCGGACGTTATGAAGCGTAGCCAGCTGGTCGTATACGAAAAAATCGGCCTTGATACAGCCAGGGAAAGGCTGGGACAAGACCTTGAGGTATTCGAAGGCTTTAGCGAAGAAATCAAAACAAAGCTGGAAGAACCACCGGTATTTATGCACGGTAAAACCGATATGATAGCACAGATTCACGACGAAATTATTTTCCAATTCGACGACGACCCGGACCTGGCGAAGAAAGCCGGCGACTGGGTAAAGGCCGTAATGGAAATACCGCCGCTTAAGGACTTCCCTATAGGGATAGAAGCAGAAGCGAGCGCAGCCTACAGCTGGGGGAACAAGAAGGACTTCGACGACTGGCTTAAAGAAAGGAAGGGGTAAACTATGAACTTTAACGAATACCAGGACCTGGCGGCTAGGACCGATAACCGGGACCTGGATACTGAAAAACTTATCAAACTGGCGCGCCTTATTAACGCGGCCATGGGCCTATCGGGGGAAGCCGGGGAATTCGAGGACCGGGTAAAAAAGGTAGTATTTCAAGGCCACGACTTCGAGAAGGAAGCGGCCAAGCTTAGCGAGGAACTGGGCGATATTCTATGGTACGCAGCCAAAGCAGCCCGCGAACTTGATAAGCTGCTGGGCGACGTGGCTAAGGCAAATATCGGTAAGCTTATCGCCAGGTACCCCCAGGGCTTCGAAAAGGATAGAAGCGTAGAAAGGGGCGGGTACGATGGCTAAGCAGCTGCACGTAGAAGAATACCTTAAGCGCTACCAAAAGGAAGCCGAGATAATCGGCCCTAAGGTAACGCAGGAAGAAATGATTAAGGTATGGGTCGGTATGGCTATCGTACAGAACTGGTTAAACGACCAGGAAAAGCCTACGACGAAAGAAAGGGGGCGCGGTAATGGCTAGGTACCTAAATTCACAGGAAAAGAGCAAGGCCCTTACCCTGGCAGCCTTTACCGCCTTCCTTGACGATACTATCGAGTTATGGCAGCAGATAGGCAGGCCCACGGACCAAATTAAGTACGCGAAAACCGCCAAGACCTTTACCGGTAAGGTTATGGAAATCATGTTTAAAGACCTGGATAAGGACGAGGTTAACAAGGTGGTAGCGGAAACTAAGAAAATGGAAGTCGTGACGAAGTACAAGACGGAAGCCGTAAGGGTCCATAAAGAGATACAAAAGCTGGAAAGCGTGACCCCAGTAGAAACCGACGAACTGCTGGGCATTATCGAACTTGCTTTAGCAAGCTGTAGCGTATGCGAGGAACCAGGCGGCGACTGCAAGTACAAGAAGCTTTTTATTAAGCAGGACATACAGCCGCTTAACCTGGACCCACCGGCCGGCGGCTGCCCGTACAGACTGGGGGCGAAATGATGAAGAAAAAACGCGTAGAGCCGCTAGGCCGAAGCATGAAGGAACTAGACGACCTTTTTACAGACGGCGGCGGTATATTCGACACGGCGGCCCGGGTGGCCTTCAAGGAAAAGAGTAAGCCGGCGCCGAAAATCAAGGTACCGGGGGTTAAAGGCCCCCAGGTACTTACTGATAAGGAACTGGCCCGCATAAAGAAGCTGGAAGCACTGGCAGCGGACCCCGGAGCTTCGGAAGGCGAGAAGGCGACGGCCAGGGAGAAGATACGCCGCATTAAAGGGGGTAACTAGATGGCTACGAAAGTGGTAATCATCAACGGGTACCCCCAGGCGGGTAAGGACACCTTTATAGGATACTGCGAGCAGTACGTAACCGTGCTAAACGTGTCCACGGTAGACAGGGTAAAGCAGGCCCTTAAGCTGCTGGGCTGGGAAGGGGAGAAAACGCCGGAAATCAGAAAGGCCATATCAGACCTTAAGGACCTATCTACGGCGCTTTTCGACGGACCGGTGACCTATATAAAGGACCAGGTAAAAGCGCACCCTACCAAGTGCTTACCGGGCCTTATCTTTATCCACTCACGGGAACCGGCCGAAATCTACAGGCTTAAGCAGGAACTGGACGCGACGACGCTTTTAATAAGCCGGAAGCCGAAAGAGGAAATCACGAACCACGCCGACCGGAACGTAGAGAAATTCCCTTACGACCACGTGATAGACAATAACGAAGGGCTGGAAGAACTACACGAGAAGGCGCGGAAATTCATAGGAAGGATATTTTAACCATGGATAAGAAGCAGATAAGCATACTGGCGGCCCTGGTGGCTGCGGTAATCATTATAGGGGGCGTAGGCCATGAAGCGAAGGGGGAAGGAAAAGGAACCACCGAACCGGCTATACAGACTATCAAGAAAGGAGGAAGCGCAGATAATGGACAACTTGACGGAACTAGCCCAGGACCTACAGCAGGCGAAGAAGGAAGCAGAGAGGTACAGGAAGGCATGGGAAGCGGAGAAACAAATAGCAGCGGGCTACAGGCGGGGGCTGCAAAGGCAGGCAGCGGTAGCGAAACGGTTAGCCGTGGCACTAATGACGCTAGCCGGCGTACAGATGGGCTTACTAGCCTGGGTACTTTTAAAGTAACGGCCTATACGGCAGGCTACGAAAGCACAGGAAAGAACCCAGGGGACCCGCTTTACGGCCAGGTGGCTATAAGCGGCAGCAAGTGGGCCGACTTCGAACCTGTATACGTAACCGAGGACGTGACCGCAGCGGCCGACTGGGACATACTACCGCCGGGTAGCATAGTTTATATCGAAGGGGTAGGCGAACGCGTCATACAGGACAAGGGCGGCGCTGTACGAGGTAACCATATCGACCTTTACATACCGAACCTAGAGGACGCCCTAGAGTGGGGCGTACAGGAACGGGACGTATACCTAATAGAGAAAGGGGACTACTGATATGGAAAATCTACGTAAACCGACTAATAGGGAGAAGGTAGAAAAGCTTCTTAAACTAGTAGAAGAAAACCCGGGACTACCGGTAAAGGCCCAAGTATTCGAGGAAGTATTCGAGGAAGTATTCGAGGAAGTATTACCAGGTGACTACTACAGCTATATGCTAGCATACATAGGAACCTGTAGGATTGAAGAAATTTACGAGGACGACGACACGGTATACACGCGGGACGAGGTAGACTATCTTATCGACGAATGGATAGACGGAAACATGCCCGACGAAGAAGATAGCAGCTACGAAGAAGCCCAGGCCGCGGCCGAAAAAGCGGTAAACGCCTACGACTGGCAAAAGGTAATTTTAATGGAAATTAGACCATAAGGGGGTTAAACTATGGAATTACTGATACGAATTTTTATTAGCGTCGTCGCCATAGGGGCGGTATACGTACCGACGACTTTATGGCTAGAGAAGCGACAGGAAAAGAAACTGAAGACGCTTAAGCTGCTTTTAGAACGGCATACACAAGAAACCGCGAAGCTTAGGCAAGCCTACGAAAAAATGAAGGACGCCGAGAAAAAGAAAGCCTGGAACATCGAGTACCTAAAGGACGAAATACAGGCCCTAGCGGAAAAGAAAGTCGAAGCCGTCACAAAAGAACAGCTGGAAGAACTAAGGAAACAACCAGCTATACTACTGAACAAAGAAGGGGGTACAGGTAAATGATTAAAGCGGAAATAAGGACCGACGCGGGTAACTACGTCGTAAGCCTTGAGAATACGGAAACCTTCCAGGGGGGTTTATCCCTGGTTCAGACAAAACTAGACGAGGGCCTACCCTTCACAGGTGACAACGGCTACCTACTTATATGCAATGGGTCAAAACTTAAGCATATTCGCATATTCGATGTAAACGACGACGTAATACCGTTTATGGACGACGCTAGCGACGACGTAGAACAGCCACCGAAAGGGGCCTACGTGTTCAAGACAGACCGGGCGGAATTTTTAGGCCACAAGCTGACCGTAACAGGCCAGGCGCTGGAAGTGGACGGCCATACTTACTACCTGCCGATGGAAGTAAACAATAACCCGGCACTTATGACGATGGGACCCGAGAAGCTGGAAGAATTCCTGGACTACTGGCTTATGAGCCGCCAGGTGGACTACGACAGCTATACGGTGGTTATCCCAGCGGCGCAGCTGCCGGACTACGAAGAAGCCCGGGAATACGTAAGGGACTACGCAAAGGAAACCGCAGGCGACTATACACCAAAAGAAAGGAACGCGAGAGCATGGCAGGAATGGAAAGGAATACGAAAGACGCGGCGGCCGGTGGCCGAAAGCCTGGCGGAGATAGCCCGGCGCATGGAAACGCAGCGAGAAGAAAACAGCAAGGCCGCAAGACGGGGACGCAAAGCCCCGAAGAACTGGGAAGCGGATAAGCGGCGCTTCTATGATAAGTAAGGGGGCTTACATCATGCACGAGAGAAGAACGAAGGCTAACGACAGTCTAGAAAGCCCTAGAACGAAAAGGCTACAGCTCAGTAATTCCAAAGCTTCCAGCGTGTGAAAGAAAAAGACTTATTACATACTATATATACTATATACTATATAAACAATACTACTATATATATTATATATATTATTATATATAGTATTTATTAATATTATATATGTATATATAGTATTGTTTTATAGTTAGAGATATAGAGAAAATAAAAAATATATAAGGTATTCGAATCTTTAGGGGGGTAGTTTTTTGTTTTCGTTTTAGAAAGTCGTTTTCATAAAAATTACCCCCCTCTAAATTTTTTCGTTTTATATATTTTTTCAGAAGGGAGCTTTTCTATGGCTGTAAGAATCGAAGGACTGGTAAGCAAGAAGGTAATAAGGGCATGGCTGGACGACTGGGACAGCCTACAGGGTGACGGGCCGCCGAAGTACCAGGCCTGCTTTAACAGCGACAGCAAGCCGTACGATGGGGTCAGTAACAAGCAGCTGAATAAAATAATGCTGGAAGCTGCCCTTAACGACCTGCCGCCGGTGCTTTACGTATGCGCGAAGTACCGATGGGTCGAGCAGCTGCCTCTAAGCGAAACGCTGGAACGTACGGGAATCGCAAAGAGTACATATTACAGACGCTGCGATAAGGCCGTGGAATTCATTTACTACCATGTGAACGGGATAACTGCGGGTATCAAGGACCTGCTAGAGAAAATAAGGGAAGTTTAAGGCGTATAATGGAGACTTCCTTCTTATTCCTTGCCGAGGGTGGGAAACTTTGGTACTCTATATGTAGTATGGCGGTAGTACGTAAACGTACTACCTATAGTTAGTTAAATATTACCAAAAGGGCCAGGAAAGCCGCGTTTATCGTGCTTACCGGCCCTTTTTTACGAAACGGACACAGGGGCGACGTACTGCGACGAGCCGTTACCTACATACGGAACCTAAAGGCGGAAAACCTTACTAGCGCGTCGCCCTTTAAATAAAACTACTATCGGTCAATCGGAAGGGGGGTCATTATGGAAAACGAAGATAATCTATACTACGGCTGCAACAGGATAGAGATACCGGAAGGATACGACCCTTACGATATGGACCTTAAAAAGCGACTAAACGAGAAGGCGGACGAGAAGAACCGCATACACTTTATCAGAAAAAAGCCTGTACTGGCCTGTGGGGCGCAAAGAGCGGACGGTAGTTACTGCTTATCATATGCCGGCAGACGTACGGACCATATCGGATACGGACGCTGTAGTATACACGGTGGCTGTAGTACCGGTCCGACGACACCGGAAGGTAAGCAGGCGGCGGCCCAAAATTCACGGGTACACGGCCTGTACTCTAAAGTCATGCTGCCAAAGGAACGGGCCATATACGAAGAACTGCTGGAAGCTGGCGGCGAAGCCCTGGGCCTTAAGCACGAAATTCTAATGATGAAGGCTAAGATTATCCTGTATCTAGGCAAGTGGGCCGACCGGTGGAAGGATATAGCGGAAAAAGAAGGCGACGGACCGGCCGACGATAAAACCAAGGTATGGTTTAACGAGGGCGAAACCGGAAGGGCGAGGAACTACTACCACGCCGGGACCATCGAGGACCGAACGCTGGACAGGGCGCTTAACACGCTGCGAAGGCTGGTAGACGCTTATAGCAAAATGAACCCGGAACAGGGCGACGACCTGCTTAAGTCCATTAACCAGGAACTAAGGGCAGCGTCCTACGGCCAGGTAAGCGTAAGCTGGGGCGGCAGCGCACAGGCGAAAGGGGGCGTAGATAATGACGACGCCGACGAGTAACCAGGGAAAGCTACAGCAGGCCAAGGCGATTTTAAAGGCCCGGGGAATGAAGCCCCAGGACTACAACCACCTGGGCTATAGGGAAATCTTGAAACTGGCGGGGGTAAAGAATGAGTAAGGACCCATGCAAAGGCTGCATATGTAGTACCTGCGAGTTAAGCGAGAAGCAGGGACACCTATACGGCTGTAAAAAAAGACGCTGCCAAGCGTGCAGCGAAAACAGGTACCTGCGACTTACCTACTGCCCCGACAGCCTGCCAATAGAGGAAAAGGGGGAAGTAATAAGGCTATGATAGAGGGAAACCTAGCTTACAAGTCTACGGAATTCGAATATAAGGCGGATATCGACCCTATAAGCGGCGCGCCTACGCTGGTAGCCATACCGAAAACCGTAAAGGCTGCTAAAGCTGGCGCCCCTTATAACGCGATAGCCGATATTACCGACCTATTCAAACGTGAGAACATACGCGAATCCTGGCGACTGATACGGAAGAACGACCCGTACGACTACCAGGTAGAAATCGCGGACGCCATCATATACAGCGCACTAAACGGCCTGGGCTGGTACTTCGTAGTCATGGTAACGCGCCAGGCCGGTAAAAACGAAATAAGCGCCTTCGTGCAGCAGTACCTTTTACTTTATGGCCACTTTTTCGGGCAGCCGGTAAGCGGGGTCAAATTCGCACCGGTACATAAGCCGCAGGTACAGGCTTCCATGGACCGATTAGAGGGCGCGGCCACGGCAGACAGTGGCGGCCTGGCGGGAAGCGTGCTTACGAAAACCCGCTGGTCGAAATCAGACGGCTACAAGTACCATATAGGACCGGCCAGGGACAGCAATAAATGGGCCTTCCTAAGTATTAACCCGTCCGCTAACGTGGCTTCGCAGACAGCCTTTACACTGCTGGAAGGTGACGAAGCCCAGGACATAGACGCGAATAAGTGGGAACGGGACGCGCAGCCCATGGGGTCCTTTAACAATGCTACGACGGTCTTATGGGGCGTAGCCTGGACAAAGGAAAGCTTTATCTACCAGGGTATGCAGCAGGCCCTAGATATGGAACAGCGCTTAGAAGCACAGCTGGGGTACCGCCCTAGGCTGGTCTTTAAGATTGACGCCCACCGGGTTATCGCGTCGGGTAACGAGAACTACCAAAAGGCTTTCGAGAACCAGGTAGCAAGACTGGGTAAGGACCATATCGCAATACAGACCCAGTACCTGCTTAATTTTATAGACAGTATCGGTAAATTCTTTAGCCATGAACAGCTGGCGCGGGTATTCGCAGGCACCCAAAAGCCGAGAGTAGGCCCGGAACCCGGGAAAATCTACATATGGGCGCTGGACGCTGCCGGCCAGGAAGAAGAACTAACCACGGTAGACGAATTCGCGGTAGGCGAGCATAAACGCGACGCCGTGGACCTGGTGATAGGGGAACTAAAGAAGGACGGTACGATTATACCGGTATGCTTTTACCAGTGGGTCGGACAGGCCCATAGCAAGCTTAGGGAACTGATACCTAAGATACTAAAGCACTGGGGAACCATCGGCGGCAGCGGCGACGCTACGGGAATCGGGGAACCCCTGGTATACTACCTTAAGGAAATACTGACTAACCAGGAAGTAGAAGCCTACAAGTTTAAGGCCCACGGCGACGAGAACAAAAGCAAGCTGGGGTACCTGGCCTACGAGTACGTGAAAAGCGACCTTTTCAAAATGCCACGTAGACCGGTGGACGACCCCGAGCAGGCTGAGTTATGGGACGAAGCCCGCTGGCAGCTGGAAAACTTGATGCGAGAAGCGAAAAAGGAACAAAAGATAAACTGGTACGTACCCGGGAACGCGAAACCACGCAAGCCGGGCCACGTAGCCCATGACGATATGGCGACAGCTTTATTTTTACTTATACGGGCCGCGTTTATGATTAAGAACCCGGGCGCGCGTAAGGCGGCGGCTTTTGACCGCAGCGAAGTAATCTAAAACAAAGGGGGTAATCGAATGGCTGTAACAAGTACACCACCGGCGGCGTTATCGAGCCTGCCGCGCGTGAGCCTGGAAGCGGCGCAAGACTGGGCGCAAGCTAACGGCAGATGGATAAAGCTTATGCTGGACCAGCACGCCGCATGGATAGAAGAAGCCGAAGTAGAGAAATACCAGGCCGCATACGACGGGTACCTGGAAAGCGTAGACACCAGGGACAAGGCCCGGGGCGACGATACGAATTATAAGATATTCGTAAACCTGGCCCAGCTGATTATCGACGTGGCGGTGGACTACATCATAGCGAAGCCGCCCGTATGGACCGTATACGATTCCGACCTGGAAAAGGATAAGAAGGAACCGGAGATACTGGAAGAATTCCGTAAGAAGCTGCTAAAGAAGCTAAGGACGGAACAAGCCCAGCGCGTACTTGCCGAGCAGCTGCGCCAGGGCAGTATCGCCTTTTACAGCCCGGTTATATGCTGGGTAGACGAAAAGGGTAATATCGACTTCGAGGAATTCCCGGTACAGGAAGTAATACCGGTCTACGATACGAGGGGCCGCCTGGTAATGGTCCTACGTAGGTACGAAATGGAAGTAGCCACCGACGCGGGTACCGAAAAGTATACCCGGGTAGAGGTTTACGACGATAGGTATATCACGTACTACCGCAGCAACGAAACAGGCGACGGCTACGTGCTGGACGATACGGAAATCGAAACAGGTAACCCTATCGAGCATAAAGCGGGCCGTATCCCGGTAAGCGTGTTCACGAATGGAACCGCAGCCAGGTACAGCAGACGGGTAAAGCGTGCTGGTACGTCGGACCTGGAAAGCGTCTTTAGCATTTTCGACGCCTACGCCAATGCAGTAAGCGACAAGGCGAACCTGGTAGACTACCTACAGGACCAGTACCTTAAGCTTAAGGGCGTGGATACCGACGAAAAAGAAGTAATCAAAATGCGAAAGGCTAGGGCCATCGCGCTTAAGTCGAAGGACAGCGACGCGGAATTTATCGCCCAGGACCAAAGCGATACAGCGGTAGAGAACTACCTAAAGCGCCTGGAAGATTTAAGCTACGATACGACCTTTACGCCGAAGCTGAACGACCTACAGGGGGCCACGGCTACCGAAATCAAAATGAAGTACGCGAACCTGGATATCAAGGCTGGGAAGAAGGAAACGTACTTCACGACGGCGATTAACGACTTTATCGCTATCATAACGGACCTAATGAACGCCGAGAAGCTGGTAGCGGCGGGCGTGGAAAGTCCTTACGAGATTCTAAGCGACCCCGACGCCATGGAAAAGCGCGACGACCTATATAGGGCGGAATGGGTACAGTTTACCCTTAAGCGAAACATGCCGCAGAACTACAAGGAAATAGCGGATATCGTAAGCCTGCTTATCGACAAGGTACCGGACGCTTACCTGTACGAACTCTTATGGTTTATCGACGACCCGGTGGCTGCCCTGGAAGAAATGAAGGCGCAGCGAGAGGAAAGGGCCAAGCTGGAAGCGCAGACGAGCCTAACCGCGCTGGGGTACGGCGGAGAATTCGCGAACCTTGAAGGGGAAAATAACGAGGAAGGCGAAAAATAAGGGGGCGTAGGCTATGGCTGGAATAAGCAAACGCGTATTAGCCCGAAGGCAGAAAGACCTAGAAGGCTTTACGGAATACTACCAGGGGCGGCTTGATAAACTGGCCGCCGAAAAAGCGAAATCACTAGCCCCGGCCTGGCAGCGCATGACGAAGCAGATAGAAAAGCAGGTAGCGGACCTTTATTTTAAAGCGGGCGCCATGGACGACCCTACTAAGATAACGGCCCTTAACTATAAAGGCGCCAGGCTTGAAGCCCTGGCTAAGCAGCTGGAAAAGGACCTACAGCTGGGGGGAATCATCAAAAGCGAAACCGAGAAAATGGTACCGGTATTTACGGACGCCATAAGCGCGGGCTTCGAAGATGGCTACTACTTCCAGGCCTGGGGGCTTGAGCAGGCGGCGAAAGTCGGGGTAAACGTCCCGCTTTTAAGTAAGGCGAACGTATTAGGCGTTATCGTTAACCCGTGGCTACCGGACGGCGCGAACTACAGCAGCCGAATAAGGGCTAACGCGGACTTTATCGCGAAGAAAGCGCGCGAGAAGGTGGCCGAAGCCGTTAAAAATGGCTGGTCGGTGAACGAAGCAGCCCGGGCCATGCGTGACGTGACCGGGGAAGGCTACTTCCGAAACGTCGCCCTTATGCGGACCGAGTTAAATAGGGCCGCAGCACTGGGTAGCAGCTATTTAGGCATGGAAAACGCCGATATATGCGACGCCAAGCGGTGGAACGCGACCCTAGACATAAGAACGGCCCCTAAAGACAGGGATAACGACGGTAAACAGTACGACCTGGACTACGATACACCGGGTAACCCTGGCGTAGCCTGGCAGCGGATACCGAATCATACGAATTGTCGCTGTAAGTGGACCCTGGTATTAAGCGCCCTGGGCGTAAGCACCAAGGAAAGGATAGCGAGAAGCGGCGATACGAAGGACAGCTGGGGCGAAAACGTCTACACGAAGGCCAGGACCTACGACGAGTACGCCGAAAAGCGCGGCCTACCGCCGACTAAGGAACTGCTGGAAAGGGACAACTTCAAAAGCTACCTACGACCCGGCGAAACCATGGAAGCCTTTAACCGAAAGGTAACACGGTGGCAGACAGCCGGCGGCGCGGTCACTATAGCCCGCCCAGCATGGGACAAGGTGAATAAGACCGAGTTAAAGGCCGTCGAAGAAGGTAAGAAAGCGGAGAAGTGGGACGAGATAGTAAAAGCGAGGATAGAACAAGGGATAAACACGGAAGCCGACGTACGCGAGGTAGGCGCTGTAATACGTAAGCAGATACAAGAGAAAGAAAAATACGCCATAGAAAGAAAAAAACAACTAGAAAATCGCCTGGACGAAATACAAGCGCTTAAGGACAAAATACCCGACAGCCAAATAGGCGGTAAGGAATTTAAGGAACTTTCGGAAATGGAAAGACCCTTACGGGAAGAATGGTCTAAAGTATGGCGAATGGCCCTACAAAGCGGTAAGGCGGATACCACAAAGGAAATACTAGAGAAGATAAGACCTATGGGGCCGGCCGGCACTACGCAGGAATATATTAAACGAAGTCGCGTAGATGGAAAGAAGGCCATAGACGAGGTAAGAAACTACTTACCTACGGACTGGGTAAAAGCTTCTAACACTAGGCCAATCAAAACGAAAAAGGTAAAACGTGGGTACTATTCTGCGGCACATTTTAAGAGTAAAGACGCGGTAGAGAAAGCGGGCTATACTATAGAGCAGCTTGAACGCGCTAAGCGCATGGACCTTTTAGAAGATACCATAGCCCTAAGCGGGGAAGGTACCGCGAGTATGCGAAGGGTGGCTTTTCACGAGATGGGCCACCGAATAGAGGATATGGTACCTAACATAAAAAAGCTGGAACATGAATTTTACAAACGTAGAACAGCTGGGGAAGAACTTAAATGGATGGGTAGCGGGTATAGACAGAACGAAATGACCCGGTTCGATAAATTCCTTAGCGGTTACATGGGTAAGGACTACGGAAACACCGAAACAAGTTATTACGAACTTTTAAGCATGGGGCTAGAAAGTGTTTATACAGGTACTTATGAGATTATGGACGATACAGACTACGCGGACTTTATCTACGGCCTGCTGGCATCGCAGTAAAGGGGGTATCGAAATGTTTACGGTAAAAGGCAGGATACGCGGAAAGCCATACAGCATTACATGGGACGACGGCAAGCTTACAGGGGATATAAGGGCGGTAGATAGGGCCGAAATGGTAGCGCTGGGGAATGAAGGCCGGCCGGTGGGACCCGTGGGACAGTACACGGAAACCGACCACCTAAAGGACCCGGTTAGCGCCCTGTATCTTATCACGAGCGACGTTTTTACGTCGGTAATCGCCATAACGGGGGAGATACCGGAAGCAGACGGCGCCCCCGAAGGCGCGGTAATCTAGGCCCGACCTGGCAAGGCGTTAAACTGACAGGGGGATATAGCGACCAGCGGCTTACAGCTGGCAAATAAGGCGACGGCCGTAAAACGGAAAGGAAGGTAGACTATGAAAAGAATCAGAACGCTACAGGAACAGTTAAAAACGGGGAAAATCACGAAGGACCAGTACGAAGCCGAACTTAAAAAGTTACTGGACGATGAATTTATAGACCAGGACGAACACGACGAAGCGGCAGCCTTCGGCCCCGAAGCCGAAAAGCCTATTTTCACACAGGCAGACGTAGACCGTATCGTAGTGGTAAAAGCTACGAAACTGGTAAGAAAAGCCCTTAAGGACGCCGGCGTAGACGTGGACGCTTCGAACAAAGACCTACTGGAAACGGTAGCCGACTTAGCGAAGAAGGGCCAGGGCGCAGGCGACGGCGGTACAGACGGCGCAGCTACAGACCAAGACCTGGCGAAGCTTAAGCAGCTAGAAGGCAAATTACCAAAGCTGGAAAGCCGCGTACAGGACCTGGCAGTAGAGAACGCCGTACTTAAGGGACTGGGTGGGAAGCTTAAGGCTGTAAACCCTGTTCAAGTAGTGCGCGCTTTAAAGCTGGACTATATGGACCTGGTAGAAATCGACGACGAGAGCGGTGAAGCTACCATGAAAAGCGTAGAAACAGCGTTAAAGCGTATCGCGCAGGCAGAGCCTAACCTATTCGAAGCCGCAGAGGGGGGAGAAGAAGGCGCAGGCGACGACGAAAGCGGTACGGGCTTCAAGGGGAAAGGCCCGGGCGGCGGCACAGCTGGCGGCAGCACTAAGGACCTGGAAAAGAAAAGGGCCGAAGCTAAGGCCATGCTGGCGAAAACAGGTATCACGTTTCCCGAAACCAAATAACTAAACGAAAGGTAGGTAATTAAAAATGGCTGATATCACTATCAGAACCCACAGCGCTAGCGCTGCTAAGGAAATCAAGGCAAGCGCACATTACGCGTACGTAGTAAACGGCATTACCCTGGACGGTAGCAAATTCGCGACCGGCGAACTTGTCACAGAAGGCCAATGCCTGGTAATGGACGACACTAGCGGCAAGTACGAGAAGTACACGGAATCGACGCCCGGCACTTTTGAGCCGGGGAAGTCTAACCCCGTGATTCTTGATGAGAGCGTGAAATTCACGGTAGACGACGAGGGAAATAACCCCGACGTAACCGTAGGCCAGGTAATCGTACACGGTGCGGTACATGCTGGTATGCTTACCGGCGTTACCGACGAATTCAAGAAGGCGCTGGCCGGTAGCGTGCGCTTCGTGTAAGCGACAACTAACTAAACCAACAACGAAAGGGGTAAATAAACATGGCTGGACTTGCAAACTTAAGCGATTTTTTCTCTAACCCGCTATTTACCGAAGCGATTCGGGAAGTACCGGTAGAAGCTAAGTACATCGGGCAAAGATTTTTGCCTATCGAAGAAACTTACGACATTGACTTTAACGAAACGGTGCTTACGCGCCAGGCAGATATGGCGAACCTGGTAGACAGCGGCGCCGAACTGCCTTTAACTGACCGCGACCCTGTACGTAGGGTGTCCGGTGAAATTACCGATATCGGTCAAAGCTACATTCTTACGAAAAAAGAACTTGCAGCTATGAGCGATAAGGGTAACGAAGGCAAGCGAAAGCTGGCCGTACAGATGGCACTAGGCAAGACCGCACAGGTTAAGCGTAACATCGACGCCCGTATCGAGTGGCTGCGCTGGCAGGCGCTGGGTAACGGCGTACTGGCTTACAACAAGGGCGGTATTATCCTGGGCCAGGACTTCGGCGTACCTGCCGAGAACAAGGTAACGGCTGGGACTAAGTGGGACGATACAGCGCCTACGATTATCCCGGACTATGAAAGCTGGGTACAGGCGTACATCGACCTTAACGGCGAAGTGCCGGACGTATTCGTAACGTCTATTAAGGCGATTCGTGCCGTAATGAACGACGCGAACGTTAGAAAGGCTATTACAGGCCTTAGCGACAAGCTGGTAACGCTTGACGAACTTAACGACTTCCTGGTAGGCCGTCAAATGCCACGTATGGAAGCCTTCGACGCGACGGTTACTTACCGCGACGTGGAAAGCGGCGGAAGCCGGGTTACCCAAAGACTGCTTAGCGAGAAAAAGGGCGTTTTCCTTAAGGAAGGCGGCGTAATCGGTAAGCAGCTTCTAGGACCTACGTACGAAAACGATATGAACCCTGGTATTTACGCGCATACGTTCACTATGCAGCGACCTACTAGGGAAGTCGTGGAAGTCGTAGCGGCTTCGTTCCCGAAAATCCTAGACCCTAACCTTATCAAAATCGCCGACCTGCTAGTATAGGGGTATGGCAGCTAATTAAGGGGCGTACTATAGGCTATGCCCCTTTATCAACTCAAAACGAAAGGGGCGTATAGTATGCCAAAAGTAAAACTGCTTAAGCCGGTGACGTTTAACGGCGCCATCGTAGAAGCTGGGGAAGAAATCGAAGTAGCCGAAAGAAGCGCCGCGAGCCTGGTAGCCGACAAGGTAGCCGAGTATCTAGGCGAAAAAACGGCTGCGACGGTGGGTGTATCGGACGAAACGGGGGATAGTGGTACAACGGCTACCCCGGACGAGGAAAATGCGCCTACGGGCGAATTAGAAGCCAATAGCGAAGCAGACGCGAAAGCGGCCAAAGCGCTGGACGATAAGTACAAGCGCGACGAACTGGCTACAGCTGCTAAGGATGCCGGCGTAGAATTCCCGTACGACGCGAAAAAAGCCGAAATCATCGAAGCAGTAATGGAAGCTGGAAAAGCCGAAACACTGCTTAAAGCGTAAAGGGGGCTAATGTATGGCCTTTTTAACCGAAGCAGACCTGGTAAACCTCTACCCGAAGGCCGTAAACGTCGAAGCAGGGGACAAGCGCACGTACCTACAGCGTGCTAATGCTTTTTGTAAAGGCGTAATCGGGGGCGAACCGCCTACAGTGGACGACGACTTAAAGGCTGCTGTAGCGCTGGCCTTCGAAATCATGGCCCAGGGGGAAACCGCACAGATAGAAGAAATCACGGGGAACATTACGGAAGCAGCGCCGCCAGGCCAGTACGCCAGGAATTCCAGGGAAAAGGACCCGCTGGACGTAGTAAGAAACATGCTACGGCCGTACCGGTTAGCCTTCGAAGCTGATAACGCGGCCAAGAGCGACCGGGGCGTGGCCTTCCTATGAGTAGACGGGAACACGTCTTTAACATAGAAAACCTGGATAAATGGCTGGAATGGCTGGAAAGCTTAGACAAGGAACACTTAGAGCGCTTCCAAAGTCGCGTATTAAGGACCGCGGGACTTCGGATACTTGAATACGCCGACGACTTGACGCCCAGGCGCAGCGGTAGACTACAGAACAGTATGACGATGGGCGACCGTGAAAACGTATTTAAACTAAAGGTAGGAAGGACGGCATACGTAGCCGTGGGGTCCGCTGTAGAGTACGCCGAAGCACGGGAAAAGGGCTTCGAGCAAAGGCGGGGGCGCTTTATTCCTGGATACTGGCGTAGCGGCACTTTTCACTATGACCCCGAAGCTTACCCCGAGGGAATGGTACTTACGGGTAAGATTATCGAAGGGGCGCATATGTTTAAAAAGGCTATGGACTACCTGGAAGATGACCTGGACACTATTACAGAATTCGAGTTTAGGCGGTTATATGCCGAACTCTTTAATTAAGGGGGTGACGTATGGACTACCTTAAGGAACTAGAAGCCATACAAACCTGGATAAAACAAACTACCGGCCTAAATTCGTACAGACTAAGAGAAGCCAAGCCCAAGCTGTCCCGCCCAGTAATACTATGGGAAACGCCTAGCCGAAGCAGGGACCGAAACCTAAGCAGGTACCAATATGTGACGACGGTAAGACAGTACGGGCGGTTATTCGTAACCAGCCTGGACAGCGCTTTAACCGTACAGGAACAGCTTATTAAGGACCTGGAAGAAAAGGTAGGCGTCCTTCCGGTTATGGACGGACAGACGCAGCTAGGCCTTTTAAAGGCTGTAACCATCGAATTCGAGGACGGCGAAAACCTAGATATACCCTTTAGCATACGATACGAAGCGACCTACGGCAGAACCCGCCCAGCGGAAGCGCCGAACGCGACGTACGTAGGCAATAGGATTATCAACCACTACGACGAATAGGGGGTAACATATGGCGACGAAGAAGAAGCCAGCAAAAGAAGCGCCCGTATTCGACAAGGCCGCGCTGATTACCGCGGCTAAAGAATTCGGTACGACCCCCGAATTTATGGCGGGCGCACTGACAGGAACGAAAGAACCAATCACACGGGAACAGGCCAAGGATAAGCTGGACGAATTCATGGCCCGACCTATCAAATAACGAAGGGGGTAATACCATATGGCAGGAACATATATCGAAGGTAGCAGCAAGACACTAAGCGGCGTTTATACGCTGATTAAGTCGGCTGTAGAGCGCGTAAGTATGGGCGACCGTGGTATCGTGGCCTACCCGTTTACGTCCGACTGGGGACCTGTAAACGAACTGGTAACGGTGCTTATGGGTAGTGAATTCGACGAGAAGTACAACGGAAGCGCTACGGACCTTACAGCGTCTAAGATTTACGCCCACGCCTTCAAGGGAAAACCGCAGCGCGTACTATGCTACCGCATGGCTACGGGCGCAGCAGCTAAAGGAACCGTCGTACTTAACGACGACGGCGCAGCAGAAAGCCTCACCCTGGAAACCCTGTACCCTTCCGATAGAGCCTTTACGGCTGTAGTATCGGACGGCGTGGCAGCAGGTACTAAGGTTATCGACATTGTAGAGGGCGGCGTAAAGCTGGCTTCCGTAACCGGCAGCACGGTAGCGGAACTGGAAGAAAAACTTAACCTTACAGACTACGTAAGGGTGACTTCCAAGGGGTCGAACCTTCCAGCAGATAACGCAGGGGCAGCCTTCACGGGCGGCGCTAACGGCGATACGGTAACGTCTACCGAGTACGGGGCCTTTATGGACGAACTGGAAGCAGACGGTACGCCTTCGTCCTTCTCACTGGACGGGGTAAGCGACGACGCTATCTTAACCACGGTACGCGCTTTTGTGAAGCGTGTAAGAACCGAAGGCTTTTACGTGACCTTCGTACAGGGCGGCCCTTTATCCTGGGATACCGACCTTACGAGCGCTAACACAGCTTCGACGACAGCGAACCACAGGGGCATTATCAATGTGGGTAATGGTTGCGACGGGCATACGGCCGCCGATATGGCGATTTTCGTAGCCGCTAGAGTGGCGAGCGTGGCCCTTAACAGGACGCTTACCGACGAAGTGGTAGACTACGCCAAGGTGAACAAGAAGCTTAAGCCTGGCGAGCGTGTAACGGCTAAGGAAGCCGGTACCCTGGTATTCGTAATGGACGGGGAAGCCGTCTTTATCGACGAAGCGGTAAATACGCTTACGACGCCTGGGGCCGACGAGGTTATCGAGTTTAGAAAAATTCGAGTAAATAACGCCCTGGACTACATCGCCCGCGACCTTGAAAAATTCGGGGACGAGTACAAGAAAACCCGAAGTAATACGCAGGAAGCTAGGGAAACCTACGCGGCCACAGTAGAAAACAGCTACCTAAGACCGCTGGAAGCTATGGAAGTTATCCAGCCCGGGTACTTCTACCGACCGGACCCCGAGTACCACGGAAAAGACGCGGTATTTAGTCCGAAAATCGACGAAGCCTTTTTCTACAGCGATATTACGCCGGTAGACAGTATGGAAAGAATCTATCAGAAAATCAACGTGCGATTTTAGGAAGGGGGTAAACTAAATGGCTTTTGAAGCTAACGAAGTAATTAACGGGCTTTACGGTAAAGTCTACGACGAAAACGGTAAGCAGATGGACAGTACCCAGGAATTCGAAGCTAACGTAGAATTCGAAAAAGAAGCTATCAAGGTGCCGGGTAAATTCCTGGACAGCCATAGGGTCATGGGTGGCAGCGGCAGCGGCAGTACCAGGTTCTTAAAGCTGGACAGCCGCCTACAGAAAAAAATCGCGGAGAACCCGACGGAGAAATACAACTACATCGGGAAGCTAGCGGACCCGACGGCCAAAGGCGAGGAAGCGGTACTATTTATCGGCGTGTCCTTCGATGGGGCGCCCCTTATGGGCTTTTCCCTGGGCGAACTTGCGGAAGTAGAACTAGATTTTACTTTCGACGACTACCGCTACGTGGACGCTATCGAATAGGTAGCACAGGGGCGGGCTAAGGCCTGCCCCATTTTCTTTATATCAACGAAAGGAAGGTAAACCCTATGGAGAAGAAAAAAGAAGCAGTAGAAGAACAGGTAACGAAATTCGTAACGCTGGAAGATATCCTGGGAAAAGACCAGGCGGAACTTACAGCCCTGGCGCAGGGGGAATACGAAACCAGCAAGCTGGGTACCGTACCATTTACGGCGCTTAGCCACGAGGAATACAAGCAAGCGAAAAAGGACTGTATGAAGATGGTACCCAACGGTACCGGCGGAATGGTCCCGGACCTTGACGACGACGCCCTTATGATTAAGGTAATCGTAGCGGCTGTAGATAAAGACGAGCGAAGCAGCTTTACTTTTGCGAATAAGGCCCTTAGGGAAAAGCTGGGGCTACTGACAGCGGACGCCGTAGCAGCTAAGCTTTTGGCGCCTGGCGAAATCTTTAAAATGGCTATCGAGATTCAAAATATTAGCGGCTTCGGTGGGAAGGCAGCCAAAGAGGTTAAAGACGCGGTAAAAAACTCTTAAAGCGGGACGGGGAAACTAAACTACTGGCGTACATATGGAACGAATACCATAAGCTACCCGGTGAAATTTATAACCTGCCCGCCGGTGAGCGTGAACTAATATACCAGGCCACCTTACTAAAGATTAAAGAGGAACAACGAGCAGCAAAACGCGGAAAGGGGGGTAAGTAATGGCTAACGAATTCGTAATGGGCGCTAGGCTTAACCTGGGGGTAAACCAATACGTAAACCAGGTAAGAAGCGCTAGTAGAATGACCCGAGAATTTAGAGGGGACACGGACCAGGCGGACCGCAGCGCCAGGCAGTGGCGGGATAGCCAGGGGCGGCTTAATACGACCCTAGGCGGATACAGACGGGCGGCGGACCTTGCGGGACGTGAAACCCGGGAATTCAGTAACGAAGCCAGGGGACTTAAGGGCAGTTTAGGCGGACTTCGCAGCCTGGTAGGTGCGGTATTTACCGGGGTGGCTGTAAGTAAAGGCTTCGACTGGCTGGTAGGCGCTAACGCTGAAATGGAAACCTACGAAAATACCCTTACCGTCGTTATGAAAAGCCACGAAAAGGCCATGGAAACGCTGGCATGGGCTGAAAAGTTTAGCGCCAGTACGCCTTTTGAGATACCGCAGGTAGTAGAAGCGACGACACGCTTAACGTCGTACGGCCTGGAAGCGCAGAAGGTACTAGGCATTACCGGGGATATGGCCGCCGTCATGGGTAAAGACCTTATGCAGGCTGTAGAAGCGGTAGCCGACGCGCAGACCGGGGAAGTCGAAAGACTTAAGGAATTCGGTATCACTAAGGACATGATTAAGGAAGCCGCGGACAGCCTGGGGCTTGACGTAATCAATAACAAGGGACAGATAACCGATATGAAGGCCTTTAACGTCGCCCTGTTCTCACTTATGGAAGAACGCTTCCAGGGTGGTATGGAAATGCAGGCCAAGACCTGGAAGGGCATGGTATCAAACGCCAAGGACTTTATGGGACGACTGGGTAAGCAGCTGGGGGCGCCGTTATTCGAAGCGGCTAAGTTACGGCTGGCGGACTTCCTGGCCTTCACTAACCAGCTAGAGGAAAACAGAACTATCGAAGAATGGATAGGCCGGGTACACAGTGCCGTAACCACGGCGGGTACCTATATAAGCAATACGGTAAACTACGTAAACGATAACTGGGGGACCATCGAGCCAGCGGTAGCCGGTGTCACAGCTGCCTTTATCGCCTTTAAAGCGGCGTCAAGGGTAGCGGCAGCCGGGGCCAAGGCCATGGCACTTAAAACGACAATCATGGCGACGGTAGCGGAAGCCGGCAGTATTAAGGTAGCGCTGCTTAACGCTGTAATGGCTGTAAACCCGGTCGTACTGGTCGTGGCTGCCATAGCTGCCCTGGTCGGTATCCTGGTACTCGCTGCCATGAAGTCCGACAAGTTTAGGGCTATCCTGGTAGGCGTATGGAATAGTATTGTAAGCGTCGTTACGCCGGCCGTTAACACGGTAAAGGCTGCCATTATGACCGCCTTTATCGCGGTAATGACGTGGGTAGAAACCTACTGGCCGAAGATACAGGCTATCGTAAGCTTCGTATGGTCCTTCCTGGGTCCGTATATTCAGACCTGGCTAGAATTCATAAAGACGGCCATACAGAACGACTTCGATATCGTACTTACCATCGTAAAGGGCGCCTGGGATATGGTTACAGCCGTTATTAAGACGGCCTGGACAGTCATAAGCAATATTATAGGCTTTTGGCTTAACATCTTTACCGGGGACTTCGAAGCAGCCGGGCAGAACGTGTTAAATATCTTTAGCGGCCTGGGCGAGGGTATAAAGGACTTCTTTAGCGCCTTCGGCAGTACGATATGGGATAGCGGCGTAAAAATCATGGAAACCCTGGCCGAGGGTATCAAGTCGGCAGTTATGGCACCTGTAAACGCGATTAAGGGCGGCTTTAAGAAGGTACGCGACCTGCTGCCGTTTTCAGACGCGAAGAAGGGGCCATTTTCAGACCTAACCTTTAACGGGGGCCGCATTATGACGACGCTAGCCGAGGGCGTAAAAAGCCAGGCTGGAAGCTTGCAGCGTGCGGTAACAAGTGCCTTCGGGGATACCGGGGTATCAGTAGACGCGGCCAGCGTAAACCCTGCTGGAAGCACGAAGGCAGCCGGCGGCAGCGTGACGACGATAGCGAAGCTATTCGACAAGCTGGAAATTCACGGCGCCGAAGGTATGGACGAAGAAACCCTGGCCGATAAGGTTATCGCGAAATTCTACGAGAAGCTGACCGAAGCCGACGACGTGCTAGGCAGCGAAGGGAAGGGGGTATTACTAAATGCTTAAGGGTATCAAAGTGGACCTAACGCTTAGGGACAATAGCACGGGCGCTTACCTTCGCATACCGGTAGTACCCGCTACCATTCCCTACATGGAAGGCGAAAGACTAAGCGACGCTAAAAAGATACTGAACCTGGGCGACGTAGATTTTCTTAACGGCGTGGCCCTGGACGCCATGGAATGGCAAAGCTTTTTTCCAGCCAGGTACGACCCGGGCTACTGCGCCTACAGCAATCTTTTACAGCCTACGGCGTATAAGGACCGGTTTAGAGCCTGGAAGGACGCGGGTACAAGCCTGCAAGTCATATGCCCCGCAGCGGGTATTAACGTGGAAATGTACCTAAAAAGCTTTAACTGGGAACTTAAGGGCTTCGAAGGGGATATACACTACTACGCAGCCTTTAGGCAAAATAAGAATATACGACCGAAGCAGATAGCGGTACAAGTGGACCAGGTGACCCTATCTATATCGGCGGCCGATAAGAAAACCCCCGAAAGCCGGTCACCGATTCCCGAGAAACCGACGCCAAAGACCTACACGGTCAAAAGCGGCGACAGCCTTAGCCTTATCGCGAAGCGCTTAGGCGTATCGTCCTGGCGGCCGCTGTACGAAGCGAATAAGTCGGTTATCGGGGCAGACCCTAATAAAATCTACCCGGGGCAGGTACTTAGCGTATGACCCTGGACGTTAGAATCAATAACCAAAGCCTTAGGGGTATCTTGAACGGGCCGCCGGTAATCAAGGACCAGCTTAACGCAGTATGTAGAACGCTGGAAGTACCGGTACAAAATGCCGACGGCCTGGAAAATTACCTGGGGCAGCCTATCGAACTATGGTACGGGGGTAGCCGGTGGTTCATGGGCTTTTTAATGCGGCGGTCAAAGGCTTCGGACGGAAGCTTTAAGTACACGGCCTACGACCCGCTGTACTTTATGAAAAAGAATAAAGACGACTGGTACTTTAAGAACATGACAGCGAAGCAGATTTTTACAGACCTGGCGAAGAAGTCGGGCGTAAGGGTCGCTTCCCTTGCAAGCACGGGCGCCGTATTCCCAGCCCTTTACTACCAGGGCGCGGAAGCGGATAAAGTAGCTGTAGATACCCTGGCGAGGACTTACAAGGCTGGGGGGAAGCGCTACTGGTTCAGATACACGCCCGACGACGGGGCGGACGGTCTTACCCTATTCGAGAAGAAGGTACCAGCGAATATATGGGCCTTCCAGGTGGGGGTAAACCTAGAGAGCGCCAGCCTGGACGAATCGGTAGAGGAAACGGCGACGGTCGTAAAGCTGGTTAACCGGGAAACCGGTAAGACGGTGACGCGTACAGACGCTGAAGCACTTAAGAAATACGGCCAGCTGGTCCACTTCGAAGAAGTGAACAAGGAAGAAGCCGAAACGATGGAAAAAAAGGCCCAGGAACTGCTTAAGCAGCTGGCGAAGGTTAAAACGACGATGGCGGTAGCCGGTATTAACCCGGATAGAAGCATACCGCAGCTATATAGCGGCGACGCTATTTACGTGGAAGAAGCGAATACCGGCCTACTGGGTGGCTACTATATACAGAACGTTACGCAGACCTTCGAAAGCGATAACCTGGTAAGCCTGGCCTTCGACATACAAGCAGCACCGGACGTACCGACGGTACAGTATGAGAACGCGACGACGAACCCGGACGACGAGAAGAAGAAAACCGGCGACGGTAAAGGCGTGCAGCAGGAATACAGCGACGAAGTAAAGGCGCTTATGGACAAGTACGGTATAGCCGAATCATAGAAAGGGGGTAGCGCATGAAAGGAAAGACCGATAAGACGGTAGACCTTCTAAAACTGATACGAGGACCAGGCGGGCAGCAGGGGCTTAAAATCGTCAAGGTAGACACGACGGACCCGGACCCTATAACCCTGGTATTCGAGGGTACGCCGCTGCCCCTGGACCTGGAAATATTCGAGATTCCCGTAGACTGCTACCCGCTTAGAAAGGGCGATAGGCTGCTGGCCTATCGCCTGGTCGGTACAGAAAACGGGCAGCGCTGGGCGGCCTTTAGCAAGCTATCGGGCGGCGTAACCCTGGCTACCATGACAGGGGCCGCTAGCTGCCAGGTAGAGGGCATAGGGCGCGAGTACACGGCCCAGGACCTAATCGTACCGCCCTACTTCCTGGTAGGCGACGCTGCCACCAGGTATGCGGATAACGACGGCGGGGCCACGGTCTACAGCGATTATTACCTTACAGCTGGGGACGCCAGGCCTTTACAGGCTGGGGATACGGTTAGCCTGGCCCCTACGCTGGAAGATGGAACGATAAAATACGTCATTTTAGAACGCTATTAAAGGGGGTACGTAAATGGCTGATAAGAGAAAAAGCCCCTTATTCGACTGGGAAAACGGGGAATTTATGACCGCCCAGGGCCGGGTACTTACCGGTACCGAGGAACAGGCGGTACAGCAGATAATCATAAAGGCCCAGCAGACAGCGCGGGGCCTTTACTTGATTTATGCGGACACCGAAAACCCGGCACTTAACCACAAGTACGGCAGCGACGTACACGATATTCTAGTACGACGCGACCTTACCGAGGAAGTGCGGATAAGTGAACTTGAAAGGGCTGTCCAGGAAGCTATCATATACGACCCCTGGATAGACGAGGTATACGACATTACCATAGAGCGCCAGGGCAGCGCCGAGGTACTGGCAAGCTTCAAGGTAAAGACGGTATACGACAAAGAAATAGAGGTAGAGGGGGTAACGTTAAATGGCTAGACCTACATTTACGCCGGTTTTCGAGGAATCGGAAGCGGCGATTAAAGAACGTATGCTAAACAGGGTAAGCGACGACTGGCGAAAAGAGCCAGGCGACTTTATCCACGACGCGGTAGCCCCCAGCCCTTTAGAGGTTAAGCAGCTACAGGTTAACCAGGATAACGTCCTTAAGCAGGGCTTCGCGCTTTATGCTGAGGACGACTACCTGGACCGAAAGCTGGAAGAAGTAGGACTTACAAGGGGACAGGCTACAGCAAATAAAAGGGCGCTAAGCGTTACGGCGGACGCCGGCGTAACCCTTCCTATGGGCCATACCCTTAGTACGGTGGTCCTTGACGAAGAAGGTAACCCCCTAGAGTACACGGTAGACGCTGCGGTAACCTTCGCGGCAGCTGGTACGGAAACGGTTAACGTGACCTGTACCACGGCTGGGGCAGTCGGAAACGTGACGACGGGCAGCCAGTTTATCCTAAGCCCGGCGATACCCGGGGTACGGACTATCGTAGACCAGGGGACGACGATACCGGGGGCCGATAAGGAAACCGACGAAAGCGCATGGACCCGCTACGACTTCAAGGTAAAGAACCCGGATACCGGCGGCAATAAAAACGACTACGTAAGATGGGCCGGGGAAGTCGAAGGCGTGGGTAAAGCGAAATGCGTACCACGCTGGGACGGAAACGGCACGGTAAAAGTCATCGTCGTGGATACGACCTACCAGCCGGCCAGTACCGTACTGGTGGACGAAGTACAGGAATACCTAGACCCTGGCAGCACGGGCCTAGGTGACGGTAAGGCGCCCTGTGGCGCACGGGTAACCGTGGTAGCTGCTACGGCCCTTAACGTGGATATCACGGCGACGGTGACCTACGCCACGGGTTACGACCCAGCGACGGTTAAGGCAGCTTTTGAAGCAGCTGTAGACGACTACCTGGAAGGCCTGGTATTTACCGAGTACGACGTAGTGTATAACCGAATCGGTGCGCTTTTATCCTTCACCGAGGGCGTTAGTAATTACAGCGGTCTAACGGTTAACGGCGGCAGCGCGGACCTTCCGGTAGGCGACGAGGAAGTAGCGGTACTGGGGGTGGTTAGCGTATGACCCTAACCGTAGATAGAATGGTAGACAGCGCCCCAGGGTATTATCAGTACAGTAACATTTACCGGGCCATTCAACAGGCCCAGGGAGACGAGTACGACGACGTAGAAGCGAAAAACGAGGACCTAAGGGCGCAGCTGTATATTACGACGGCGACCTGGGGCCTTAAATACTGGGAAGAAACGCTGGGAATCGCGACGGTCGAATCGGACAACTACGAAATAAGAAGAAGCCGCGTACTAAGCAGCTGGCGGGGCTATGGACAGTTTAGCGCGTCGCTGCTTAAGTCTATCGCGGAAGCCTACGTAAACGGCGAGGTAGACGTAACGGTAGACGTGGCAGCCTACGAAATAACGATACGCTTTATTAGCGATATCGGGGTACCGCCGAACCTATGGGACCTTAAGTCGGTCGTCGAGAACATCGTACACGCCCATATGGGAACGCAGTATAAACTAAGGTATCTAACGATAGCGGAAGTCGAAGCCTTGACCCTGGACGAAGTACAGGCCAGGCAGCTTACCGACTTTTCGCCGTTTATACCGATTCAATAAAGGGGGTAATTAGAAATGCCAAAGACGACGCCATATTTAGGGCTTCCGATGAAGGACCCAACGACAGACGGTAACGACTACTTCGACGTAGAAGGACAGATAAACGACCCGCTGGAAATGCTGGATTTATACGCGGAAGCAACCGATAACGCTTTATCCGCATCCGGTTTAGTAACCTTTACGGGGGTAGAAACGGACGTCATTATTGACTTTAGGACAAAGTTTTTCTTCATTGATTCAAACAATGATGCATTTTACGTGGCAGAAGGAACAGGTAACGCAGGTGCATCACTTGGCGAGAACGGCTATCTAAACTTATGGAAGGTGGATTAGACTATGATTAAACTTTTGACAGACGCAGTATTTCAGGACAGGTTCCCGGACAATGCAGGCGCCCACAATTCAATTTTTCGCGGGAAGTATTTGGGAGATACCTATACTTCTGCGCAACAGGCCGCGGTAGCCGCGGGAACTTTCGAAGACCTCTACATCGGGGACTACTGGACGATTGGTGGTATTAACTACCGAATTGCCGCGTTCAACTACTACAGAAACACAGGCGACATGCTTGTCCCGGGGAATCACATCACACTGGTGCCGGATACCGTTCTGTATGATGCGCAGATAAATCCGACAAATACGACAGCTGGTGGGTATTCAGGTTCTGGGATGGTCGCTACAGGCCTTGACGCGGCGCGCGCCACTATTCAGGCCGCTTTTGGCTTAAATCTACTCACCATTAGACGATACCTTTCTAACGCAGTAACGGGTGACGAGGCGTCAGGCGGAGCTTGGTTTGACTCGGACATTGAACTAATGAATGAGGGAATGGTGTATGGGTCAGTTATCAACGGTAAAGCAGATTTGGGTTTAAGAAACGTTGGTACGGAAAAAAGCCGATTACCATTATTTGCTCTAAATCCGCAGTCCATTAACATTAGAGATAGCTACTGGTTGCGAGACGTGGTAAGCGCGACGGCCTTTGCGCTTGTCAACAGCAATGGCAATGCGCGCGACGGCCTCGCGTCCGACTCTTATGGCGTTCGCCCCGCTTTCTCCATATCCTAAATCTCGCCCCCTTGTGGGGCGAGATAAAAGAGGTGATTTATGTCAGTACCAAAAGGTAAACGAAAAGAATCGGAGTTCGAAGTGTTTATACACTTCTACAGAATGCGGAAAGACATTACAGATTTACTGCTACGTGACTTCGGGTATAAAGAAAAGAAACAGGAAAAGTACATCGAAAAAATGTTTGGTGGTATTCCTTATGAAGAAATGAATGACGTACAAAAGGAACATTACAACAAGGCAAAAGAAAAGACAGAAGCTTTTCATGATTGGTATATTGTAGAACAACGCGAAACAATCATGAGGTGCCTGCGTAGAATCAACCAGCATATCTTTATGGCAAATAGCATTTACCCACAGTACGAAAGCGAGTTAATAGAAAGGAGGATAGAGCAGGACCGGGCCATAAGGGAGTGCAATGTACTTATACAGGAACTCCAATACATCATTAACACACTTCCAGTGGACGTTAACAAATATGTTAGGTTTTCAGATGCCATACAGAGGGAAATAAATCTTATAAAAGGGCGGCGAAAATCTGACAACAAATTCAAGAAAAAGTTTTAGTGCTTTGGGGTATTTTCTGATAGCGCGACGAACTTTGCGAATGTCAACAACAATGGCAATGCGAACAACAACAACGCGTCCAACTCTAATGGCGTTCGCCCCGATTTCAAGTCTGCGATTAAAAAGGCAATTGACCGTTTCGCAGAAGGAGAAAGGAGAAAATATCCCTCCATATGGTAAATACTAAACACGACGTTGCTTCTTACGAGAACTGCGACTATCCGCGTGAGATATTTGATATGAATGTACTATACGATGCCTATATAAAATCTAAAAAGGGGAGCGACTGGAAAGCATCTGTCCACAAGTTTGAGATGAATTTTCTCAACGAACTCTCGGGCATCCATAAAGAGTTAAAGAGCCAAAACTTTACCTTCAAGCCCCACTCAAAGTTTATACTAAACGAGAGAGGAAAAACGAGGGTAATAACCGGCGAGCAAATGCACGACCGAGTGGCTAAATCCGCACTTGCAGAAGAAGCCATGCTACCGGCGATTCGAAAATATCTAGCCTATGATAATGGGGCTAGTCTTAAAGGTAAGGGTATATCCTTTAGCCGAAACAGATTAGAAACACATTTGAGAAAGTATTACACAAAGCACGGCACGAACGACGGGTATATCCTTCTCATGGATTTCTCGAAGTATTTCGATAATTTACAGCACGATTACTTCAAATCTGTATTTGACGGTCTCTTAAGCGAAAATGCCATGTGGTTTCTGGGCGAGGTAATGAAGCAGTCGGAAGTAGACGTTTCATATATGGGTGCAGACGAATACGAGAACTGTATGGCTGTCGTGTTCAATTCGCTAAACTATGAAACACTGGATAAGACGTTACTTACGGGCGATAAGTACATGAAAAAGCACATGAACATCGGGGATACGATAGCGCAGATTGCGGGCATCTCCTATCCTACTGCGTTTGATAACTACATCAAGATAGTAAAAGGGATAAAGTTTTTCGGCCGATATATGGATGACTCGTACATTATACACGAAAGCAAGGAGTACCTGGTGGAATTACTGGATGAACTTGTGAAGGCGGCTGAAAAGATAGGACTTACAATAAACTTGAGGAAAACCTGCGTATGTAAACTCTCAAGCCTATGGCGCTTTCTTCAAATACAGTATTCACTAACAGACACGGGTAGGGTGGTAAAGAAGATACATCCGAAAAGGTTAACCACAATGCGGAGAAAATTAAAAAAGTTGGTCGGAATACTTGATGCGAATGAGTTTGAGAACTATTACAGGTCATGGTTCCGTAACCACTACAAGACAATGAGCAAAAATCAAAGGGCCAGTATGGACGCGTTATTTAACAAACTAAGAAAGGGTGATTTTAATGAGAATGGTTTTAGCTGATGGTACGGTATTAGATAACCTAGAAATGAACGGTAATAATTATATCTCTAAAGTTGAGGTATCCGGGGATATTTTTGAAGATAACCTAGGTACTATTACTGTTGACGGCACTGTTTACGATAATATGAAATTAGTGCAATGTAAAAAACATGATAATGAGTGGTGGTTCATTTTGGCACCTAAAACCAAAATGGATAAACTAACCGAAGAAAATTCCGAACTACGTTCACGACTTCATGAATACCAGTCCGACAACCTAACAGCGCTGGAAGGTATCGCGACACTTTACGAGGAACTACTAACGAAAGGGGTAATCTAATATGGCAGCTGTATACTACAAGCTAATAAAGGCAGGCGCGCGTACCATCGAACAGGTACCGCAGCACCTACAGGCGGACGTACAGGCTTTACTTGACGCCGACGCCACCGAGTAGGTAAAGGGGGGCTTATTATGGGGCTTTTGGTCCGGGTAAGGTTACTTTTCGAAATCTTGAAAGGGGGTGAAATCATGGTAGACGTATACGTAGCGCTAATCGTTAGAGGACGAAGAACGCTAGACCAGGTACCGCAGGGACTTAGACCGGCTGTAGAAGCGGAACTTACAGCCCTGGGGCTTGACGGTAACGGACAGCCTTTGTAAGGGACGACAGTAAAGAGGGGTCGGCGATGGCTGCCCCTTTTATTATGCACGCGAGGAAAGGGGGCTTAACATGGCGGGCGATAGAGCGGAAGATATGATAAGGGAAGAAGATAAGGGCGCCTGTACGGACCTTAAAAAGCTAATCGTCGAGGTAAGACACCACGGCGAAAGGCTTAATAGAGTGGAAGCTATCACGGACAGACAGGAAAAGGACTTAACGCAGCTTAAAACGAACCACGCGGAAACGCGGGTATATGTTAAGCAGATACTGGACAGTATCGACAAGCTGGAAAATAAAATCTTTTCCTACGTGTCGCAGTTAGCAGCTGCCAAGGAAAAAGACGACCAGGAAGAACGAAAAGAGCGTACACAGACAGCCGAACAGTGGATAGACCTACTTAAGTACGTACTAGGCGGTACGATTATCGCTATCGTGGCGTACCTATTCGGCAGCGGACAGGTGCCGGGATAAGGAAGGGGGTAACACTATGGACCTAGAAAAAATACTGGGCTTCGTGCCTACGATTATCGTAAACGACGGCCACGGGTATAACCCGGAAACCGGGAAGGCTACAGCTGGAAAGAGAACGCCGGCTATGCCTGGTACTGGTAGGCCGATATACGAAAACCAGTTTAACAAGGCAGCGGCCGACAAATTCGAAAAACGGGCCAAGGCGGCAGGTTTTAACGTCGTCCAAGCCGCACCGGAATACGACGACGTACCGCTTAAAGAGCGCAGCAGACAGGCGAACGCGGTATACGCAGACCTTAAGAAGAAGTACCCGAAGGTGGAACCTAGAAAGTTATGTATCTACGTAGCTTTTCACTATAACGCTTACGACGGGCGCTTTAACACAAATAAGGGCGGCGTAAGCGTTCACTACTACCCTGGAAGCGTAGAGGGCGAGAGGTTAGCCGCTGCGGTACTGAACCAGCTTATCAAGGGGACCCCGCAGAGAAACAGGGGGGTAATCGCGTCAAACTTCCACGAGGTACGGGAAACCTATATGCCTGCTATCTTAATCGAAGCGGGCTTTATGGACGTACTGGAAGAAGCTACCCTTATGCTTAACGACGCCTTCCAGGACGAGGTAGTAGAAGAAACCCTGGCGGGCTGCCTGGACTATTACGACCTGGAAGGGTACCAGGATACGGCCCAGGACGACCAGCAGACGACTTACACGGTCAAGGCAGGCGATACCCTGGGTAAGATTGCAAAGGCCCACAGCACGACGGTAGACGCCCTGGTAAAGCTAAACGGTATCAAGGACCCGAATATTATTAGGGTCGGCCAGGTAATCAAGCTTACCGAGGAAAAGGAACCCGAGGTAATGGGTACCCCGCTTATGGGACCAGCCACGGCGACGACGGAACAGGCCAGGGCCTGGGTCGAAGGGGTCTTTAAAAAGAACGGCTGGAAGGACGACGAAAAGCTGGAAAGCCTTAAGGGCCTGGCGAAAGTCTACTGGGACATATGGCCAAAAATCGGGCTTAACCCGGCTATCGGCTTCGTGCAGATGGTACACGAAACAGGGTACCTATACATGATTAAGAGCGCCGCCGGTATCGACGAAAGCTATAAGAACCCCTGCGGCCTTAAGGTGACCCAGGGCGGCGGTGACTACGTGGCAAGCGCCCATAAGCGCTTTAGCAGCTGGGAAGAAGGGGTAACAGCCCACGGCGACCATGCAGCGCTTTACGCAGGCGCGCCAGGCTACCCCAAAGCGGATACCCCGGACCCTAGACACTTCCCGTATATCAAGGGTAAGGCCCCTACGGTAGAAGCCCTGGGCGGACGCTGGGCGCCGTCTAAAGAATACGGTAACAAGCTGGTAAGGACCCTAAAGACGCTGGAAGCTGCGAAGCCTACAGCCGGGGAAGAACCGGCAGACGAAACCGCGAGCCTAAAGGCGCGCATTAAACAGCTGGAAGCTGACCTGGACAGAATGATTGGCCGCGCGGTCGTCGCAGAGCGCCAGGCCCAGGCGGGACGCGAAAAATACCTTAAGTACGAAAAGGTATTCAAGGATATCAAAACACTACTGGGGGGTATGTAAACTATGACGATTCTAACGCTACTTACAGAATGGCTTAAAATCTACTGGGGCGACGTGCTTTTAATCGTGGCCTTCCTGGCCCTATGCGCGTATCTTTTGAAGCGCGGCAAGGTGGAAACGGTTAAGCGAATGGTCTACTACTTCGTCGTCCAGGCGGAAAAGCAGCTGGGAAGCAAGACTGGCCCGCTTAAGTACGCCATGGTCGTAGCAGCGGTATACGACAAGCTACCAAGGCTTCTACGGTTCCTTTACACGCAAAAGGATATTGATAGGTTTATCGACGACGCGGTGCAGCAGCTAAAAGAATACCTGGAAAAAACCGGCGCCAACCTACTAGCATACAGCGAGGAAATGAAGCAGCCATAACGACAAGACCCCCGGCTATGAAAAGCCGGGGGTTATTTTTTCGTATTCGGGTACATATACTAACAACAAACGAAGAAAGGGGTAATCAGTATGTTAAGTGTAACGGTAGAACTGGTAGCGGGCTTCGGGAAGATAAGGGGCAAGGAAATAACCTTCTATAGAGGCAAGCAGCCCGGCGGCGTTCTTTTCCATATCCCGCTAAGGTATAAGAAGGAACACCAGGTAACGGGCGTCACGTGGGACGAGAGGACAGAAAGAAGCGCAGGCAAGGCAGCAGCGGGGGCCATAGTAGGCGGGGCGCTTACTGGCGGTATAGGCCTGGTAGCTGGGGCAGCCCTGGGCGGAAGAAAGCGCGACAAGTCTACAGCCGTTATAAGCTTCCTGGACGAAAAGGGCGAGGAAAGGCGGCTTACGGTACGCTGCGACGCTAAGAAATTCGAAGGCATTACCAGGTACATAGCCTAAAACCTTCCAGCCTTAAAACCTTAAAAATAAGACTATATAGTATATATACTATATATTATAAATACTACTAACTATATATAGTATTTATTATTATTATATATAGTATATTATTTAGTAGTTAAAAAGATTAAAATAATATATAGTGGTTTTGATTCTTTGGGGGGGGTACTTTTCTTTTGATTTACTGCTGTAGTAAGTCTTTAGAAAATCACCCCCCTCTAATTTTTTTGATTTTATATATTTTTTCTACCGCTGGGATACTGTAAAGAAATACATAATAAAAAAGTCGTTACTTCTTTACTTCTTTACTTAATAGCCTTATAATGAGGGAAACGGCACCTCACAAATTTACGAAAGGCGGCGAGACCATGGAAAAGAGTATCAAGGAAATGATTAAGGAATCGAAAGAGCGCGACGCAAAACGAGTAAAGCAGCTGCACGAAAAGATTAAAGCAAAGTTCCCAGGGCTGGAAATCAAGAACCTAAAGACGGGCGGCAGCCTGTACGGTGAGTACATCGTATACCTAAACGAGCGCGAATGTATTAAAGTGGATAGCTTCATGGTTTACAAAAGCACAACGGACCTAGGCTTTAACATCAAGTACGCCGAGGAACGCGGCGAGCAGTACGAGGTAGTCGAAACGAAGAACTATATATACGTGATAGAAAGCTGCTTCGACTGGCAAGTATGGATTATAAAATTTTTCAAAGGCACAGGCAAGCACGTAAAAGGCACGCAGATAAGCCGCAAGGTTTACACGACAGGTAAGGGCAGCTATATTAACCTGGAAGGTAAACGCCACTACGTAAGCTTCTTAAACATCGACGACGCAAAAAACGCGTAAGGGGGATATACTATGAACTTCAAGGAATACCTGGAAACCTGTACGACGCCCAACTTTAACGACCACCTACAGGCAGAGGGAAGGCCGACCCAAAAGGCTTACCTAGAGAAGTCGGTAAAAGAGCGCATGGTAAAATACGCCAAGGCTAAGGGGCTGCACAGGCTGGAAGGCGACTTAAAGGCCATGGTTGCACTTACCAGCTTTATATACTTTAACGTCATATGCCGGGGCGAGGACCTGGCCGAAGAAAGGAAGGGGGCTTAATAATGAACGAAGAATACTGCGACCAGCTTATGACGTATATAGCGGCAGATATAGCGGACTGTAGGGACCGCCATAAAAGCCTACAGGCTGCTAAGGACGCCTGGGACGACCGCTTTAACCCTACGTCTAAGACCAGCGGCCTAACGCTGGAAGAAATGGCGGACTTACAGCAGCACTTAGTAACGCGGCAGCATAAACTTTTTATACAATGGTACCATATGAACGAAAAGCTTAGGCGGGAGGGGAAAAGCCATTACTTACCGCAGAAGGTAAGGGACGTAGGCGGGGCGCTGCTTCATGTAACTAGATATATGGACGTAATAGAAAACGAAAGGAGGGGGCTGTAATTATAGCAAAAGGTAAGAAGGTAAGCGAAGGACTGGTAAACTATAATACGAAGGTACCGCAGGAAGTGAAGGACATTACTGCGGCGCTGGTAGACGTACTTAAGGGCCAGGGTATAACCAGCCAGCGGGAACTACTGGAAGAAATGTTAAAGGCCTACGAAGTAGCGAACCCCGAAACATTTAACCAGGCGCGTAAGCTGCTAGAACTTAAGCAGGAAGCCAGTAAAATAATTTACAAAGGCGCGCAGCAGTAAACCAGGGACCCTTAGCGGGGTCCTTTTTTCTATGTAAAAATATTTTATAAAATTCGGGCGGGACTTGCATTTTTTAAGACTTTTAAGAATATGCTTATAGCGTAATGCAATAAGCGGAAAGCATATTCTTAAATTCTAAAAAGCTACCGCGTAGGAACCGACCAGGAACCCAGGGGAAATTATAACCCCTGGGAATTTTTTATTTATTTTTAACTTAATAGGAAACTTAGCCAGGCCCCCTACATATATTTATATCAAAGCTGTATTACAAAGCGAATACAGTAAAAACCGAAGGGGGTAATATTATGGAACGTAAAAGACTGATAGGGGCGGCCGGCATAGGCTACGGGACTAACTGGGCCTATTATATGATAATGGTGGGCTTCAGCGTAGTAGCTATAGACACAGCCGACGGCCAGGTACTTAGAAACCTTATAAACAGCCTACCCGCTGACTACCTCGACGAAAAAATACACGCCCTAAACTACGATAATAAGGCCTGGCCCTAGAAATAAGCGAAAGAATTACGGCCCGCTTCGTAGACTTCATTAACAGCCTAACCAATACGGGCGAATTTACGGACCGTATGGCCCAGTACGTTATTAGCTGTATGCGGGCTATAACGACTAAAACAGTATGGGACTTTTTAGACCTGGAATTAGCATTAACCAGCCCAGCCTACAGGGAAGAATTATTACAGCTGGAAGCAGTTAAGAAGCTACCCGACGTCGTAAGGGACCTACAGGCTTTACAGGATAGGGCCGCCGAAGGTAAGGAAGGGCAAATAGTAGACCCTATATTAAGCCGTATTAAGACCCTAAGCGCGACCCAGTTTATGGCTAATCTGTTCTACCAGGACCCTAAATTAACCGAAGAAGGTAAGCCCGTACTGGACCTACGCCGTATAATGGATAACGAAGAAGGGGGCTACGGCCATATAGTAGCCATACAGGCCAGCGGCGACGCCTGGGGGATAACCAGGCTACTATACTGGGCTTTATGTTAGACAAAATAAATTTTAACGCCTTTAGCCGCGTAGATACGGACCAGGCAAACCGTAAGCCCGCCCTGGTATAGATAGACGAACCCCATAAGGTAATTAAGCGTATGGAAGATAAGTTAGCGGGTACGGCTGTAGAATTCCGTAAGTACAGGGTAAAAAACCTTTTTACAGGCCGCAGTATAGACCAAATGGGTAGCGCAGCTAACGCCCTGCTGGACGGCGGCGCACAAATAACCGGCTATAAGACCGAACGCCTTAACCAGTTTACACGCTTCGCCCATAACTTCCAGCCATACGACGACGCTAAGGCCTTATACGAAGCCCTACCGCAGAAATGGAAGGCTATAAACAGCGTAAGGCTGTCTAGCGGTAAACCCTGCCCCGCCTTCCTGGCAGATATGGCCCCGCCGCCTAAAGAAGTAAAGGACCGTAGCGACGCCTGGCAGCGAAGCGCCGAAAAGTACGGCCGACCCTGGAAGGAAGTAAGGGACGCCATACAGCAGCGCCGCCGTCATTACCAGGAACGTAATAACGAATGGCTGGAAGCTAGAAAAGAAGAAGCAATAGCCGAAAAGGCAGCAGAAAAAGAAGCGCTAAGACAGGCGCAGGCCGAAGCTAAAAAGGCCGCTAATAGTTAAAAGGACCGCGTACAGCTGCGGCCCTTCTTTTTTACGCCTAAGTAGTAAATAATTCTTTACTTCTTTACTTCTCTATGATATTCTAGTTATAGTTAAAGATTATTTTTACAGGGGGCGACGTTATGAACTTCTTAAAAGATATAGAATGTACGGTAAATACGCCAGTAGTTAAGGGCGGTAAGGATATAAGTATATACGGCCAGGGCGAAGTTATAAGGCCAGCAGTACCAGGAAGGACCGAAACAAATAACGATAAAAAAGTATTCCTGGACCAGCTTTTACCGCTGGAAGAATACGACCGCATAATAGTATTTTTTAGCGGCGGGAAGGACAGCGTAGCGGCTTACCTTAAACTTAGGGAATTAGGCGTACCAGCTGAAAAGCTAGAATTATGGCACCATGACATAGACGGCCAGCACCCTACGCGCCGTATGGACTGGTACCCTACCCATAGCTACGTAAAAGCCTTCGGGGAAGCCCTGGGAAGTAAAGTTAAGTACAGCTGGCGGGAAAAAGGCTTCTTCGGGGAAGTTTACAGGGAAGGCAGCAGCCAGCCCGTAGTATTCGAAGTAGGCGACGAACTTAAGACGGTATACCCGAAAGCCTGGGCCAGGGCCCAGGAACTTAAGGAAGCTATAAACCAGGCAGAAATTAACGACGATATGGAAGCGCTGGAAGCTGCCAGGGCCGAACTGCATAGCCTGGGTAAACGCCTTAAATTCCCAGCAAAGGCCGCCAGTCTTGGTACGCGCTGGTGTAGCGCTTACCTTAAAATAATGGTAGGGGACACAGTAATAACAAACCTAGAAGAAACTAAGACCGACGCGAAAATACTACTTATAAGCGGCGAACGTAGGGGCGAAAGCACTAACCGCGCTAAGTATAACGAAATGGAATACCATAGAACGAACGCTACAGCCCGTAATAAGCGCCTGGTACATCATTGGCGCCCAGTAATAGACTACAGCGAAAGGGACGTATGGGAAGTATTAAAACGCTGGAAGGTAAACCCGCACCCATGTTATAGGGCAGGCTGGAACCGTTGCAGCTGCGCGGCCTGTATATTCTCTAGTCCAGCACATTTTAAGGGCTTTAAGGAAATATACCCCGACCGCTTCCAGGAACTACGCCAGGACGAATTAACTTTAGGCTTTACCCTGGATAATAAAAAGAACCTGGACCAGTATATAGAAAACGCGACCAGCTGCTTAGACCGTAGCGACGCCGCAGCCATAGACCAGCTAGTAAGCGGAAGCTTCACAGCTTCGGAAATATTCGTAGACGCCTGGAACTTCCCAGCTGGGGCTTTTCATGGCAGCGAAGGGGGACCCTGTTAATAGGGTCCTTAAATTTTTTCTAATTTTAGGTATAAAAAAGAAAATTTAAGAATATACTAATAAGTTATTGACGTATGGAAAATAAAGCACTATAATAGAAAATAAGCCTGCGTAGTGCGGGATAATGGAAGAAGAAAGGGGGCGCTAAACAGTGAAACAAACGACGGTTTTCGTATTAAAAGGCACTATCGACGACGTGGTAAAGCAGCTTAGAAGCATGACGGAAGCGGACTTCGAGGAAATGAAACAGAAAGCTTTAAGAAGAAAAGGGGCCTAGACGATGGCGAAAATAGCTTACGTAAAAGCCTGGGGTTTATGGTCCCACTTCGAAACGGTTTTCGAGTTTAGCCCAGGCCTAACCGTGGTAACGGGGCCGAACGGCAGCGGTAAAAGTACACTGATACGTATTATAAAATGGGTAGCCCAGGGCGAACCCAGCGGGGAAAGTTTTATCTTTAAAGTGGAAAACGACGCCGGCGAAACAGTGAAGCAGGCGGACGAGGGTAAGGCGGAAATCGGCCTGGATAACGGGGTAGTCATTACCAAGACCAGGCGGAAAGGAAAAACCACCTATACCATTAACACGGTGGCCGAACCCTTCGAAAAGGCCGAGGTACCCCAGGAAGTAAAAGAAGCCCTGGGTATTGATAAGTACAGCTTCGGGGACTTCGAAAGCTACCTTAACTACGCCTTCCAGCTGGAAGCGCCCTTCCTACTAAGTGAAAGCCCGAGCGTAGGGGCTAAGGTACTGGGTAAGCTTGCCGGTACCGAAGCGGTGGACCTGGCGATTAGAGAAGTAGCGAAAAGGACCCATAAGACCAGGGAAGAAAAGCGACTAGCAGACAAAGAGGTAGAACGTATTAACGGCGACCTTTTGGACTACCAGGACCTGGACGACCTTAAGCAGCAGCTTACAGCATGCGAGTACCTGGTAGAGCAGCTGGACCAGGCAGTAGCGAGAAAAACAGACCTGGCGGCCATGGATAACACTTTTAGGCTGGCCGTGGACAAGTACGGCGAACTGGCCGAGCAGCTACAGCACTATATGGTACTGAGCGAACTGGAAGCGGATATGGAAAACGTGGAAGCCGCCCAGCTTCGCTACGGTATGCTGCTGGACCTTTACGGGCAAGTAGACAGCGCGGTAAATACCATCGCGGACCTGGGGCAGCAGCTTAGCGAGTACCGGGAAGTCGAAAGCGC